GGCGCCTCCCTCTGGCGGTTCTCTCCCTTCTATCGCAGATAGCGATTTATTAGCTAATATAAGCGGTAGCACAGCACAACCTGGTGGGGTTGTGTTTTCAGATTACTTGGATTACGTATTCGGAGTAAGTCACGGGGCATTGCTGTACCGTGCTTATGGAAGTTGGGTTGTTTTACCCCCCGGAACTTCAAGTTACGTGCTGACTAGCACGGGCGCCGATATCGGTTGGGCACCCGGTAGCGGAGGCGGGGGGAGTGCAACGGATGCTTCACTTTTTTGGATGAGTATTTAAAATGACCTTGGCTTTTACGCCTGTTTCTTTTTTCAACGGGGCGTTGACCACGTCTATAGTAACGTTTTACACGGTAGGAGGTGCAATTACGGCATCTATAACTAAAGAAATTATACTTTGTAATTCAGATGCGGTATCACGTTTAGTAACTTTTTACGCAGTACCTTCAGGCGGGTCACCTGGACAAGCTAACAAAATACTAGCTCAACAAAAAGTAGACGCAGGGTCAACGTTAGTTATCGCGTTGAGTACTGTACTTTCAGCAGGCGATAGTCTTCAAGGATTTGCTGACCGAAATAGCGTTGTTTCTGCTCGAATTAGTGGAGTTGAGGGCGCATGACAACACTTACTGCAGTTAACAGCGCCCAAACATTGCGGCGTTGGCCCACGGGCACGTGGCAGACAACGGGGGGGTCGGGGTTCAAAGTTTCGCCGCCGGTGCTTATTTATTCAGCAAACCTTGTCCATGCACCGTTTGTGGGGGTGCGCAAATCGTCGGTTTCGACGATCTCTGACAAGCTTGTTCGTCCACTTGATTATCGAGGAAAGGCGTAAGTTATGCCATTTTCTACTTATTACGACAGTACAGATACGGGACTCGCCGGCCTGACTAATGTCGCCGGGTCGTTACTCACCTTTCTCGACGCTGTTCTTGTTAACGGCTATAACTCAAAGACTCTAACAAGCCTTATATGCGTAGGTACGACGGTAACCGCAACTCTTGTTTCACACGGATACCGCGATCGTCAGTTTGTCACTATAAGCGGAGCGACCCCAACAGGGTATAACGGGACTTGGCAAATCATACCGGGGTCTACTTCATCAAATACGTTTCAATTTACGATATTAAGCTCGGGGTTATCGGCGGCAACCGGGACACTCGCATGCATCGTCGCACCGCTTGGTTATACAACTGAGTTTACAGGTACAAATTTACGGGCCTATCAAGCACCATCTGGGAACCGCTTGCCAGTTCGCATCGACGATACGGGAACGACCACTGCGCGATTTCTCGGTTACGAAACAATGAGCGACGTGAACACTGGTGTGAATGGGTTCCCCCTTGCTACGCAGGTATCGGGAGGCAATTTTTGGTCAAAATCAAGCGCTGTCACAGCGCGGCGTACCATACTTTGGGGTAACAGTTCAGTTTTCCATTGCTTTACTGATTACACAGGCGACAGTTCATCAGGCACGCTGATGTCGTTTGGGGATGCTACCCCGACGAAGAGCGGGGACGCGTGGTGTACTTATATCTTCGGATCGAGCGCCGCGGGGGATTCCTCCGGTAATACTGTCGCTATTGCGACAGCGTCGGTTTCGGCTTTGGGGGCGATCAACACACACTACTTTGTTCGCAGTTTTTCGCAACTTGCAGGGGCCGTTACAGCTGGCAAAGTGGCGGATTCTAGATTCTCTAATACAACGGTTACCGCCATTTCGGCGGGTGTAGGAGCACAAATCGGAAGCGGAAGTAACGGTCCGTTGACGTTTCCAATGCCTGTTGACGGTAACGCTTGGACCTCGCAAGTAACACTTACAGAAGCTACGCAAGGGCCACGGGGTTATATGCAAGGTGTTTATGCCCCCCTGCATGCTAGAGCGTTCACAAATTACACAATCTATCAGGGGGCCGGCAGCTTAGCAGGCAGAGAGGTCATGGCAATCAACCTCGGGGCTACAGGGCAGATACTTGCCGAGGTTTCGAACACGTTTTAGTTGTGATTTCTGGCACGCCATTCCTACTCGCGGACATCGATCACGAATGGCACCGTGTTGGCCCACTAGTCTTGGGTGTTGATCCCTGCGATACTGCAGGCGACGATTTGCGCCAATGCTGCCGAGAAGGGCGGGCGCTTTGTTTGGTTTCGAACGATGGGCTGCTGGTGATTCAGCTGCAGCCCGATCGCTACGGAAACGGTGAACTCGAGCTCTTCGTGCGCATGGCCGCAACGTGGGGTGAGCGGGGCTCCATCCAGCGCAACGATGCGCACCTCGATGCAATAGCGAGGGAACTGGGGGCCGTGCGGCTGGTGTTTCACACTCTCAGACCCGGGATGCATAAGGTGCTCAATCCCGAGTGGAGAGTGCGGTATACCGCTTTTGAAAGAGTCGTAAATGGGATCGAAGGCAGGCCAGCAGCAGACATCAGCGCAGGTAGCACAAGCTAGCCATGCTGCCAACATGCTGGCCGACTATAACCAACGTTGGTTGCCGGTCCAGCAAAAGCTTGCTTCTCAAATCGAGGCTGAAGGCCCTGAGAATTCCAATGCTCGGCAACTTGCTCAAGGCAAAGCAACGACCGACGTTGCGATGGACTTCGATAAAGCTCAAACGGGCTTGAATGCTTCGCTCTCAAACAACGGTGCCGCGCCGGGTTCGGGTCGCGCGGACCTTGCAACGGCCGGTATGGGCGGCGATGCCGCGGCATCCAAAGGTCTTGGAAAGATGATTTCCGACCAACAGGTCGATGACGCTTATACGCAGGGTCTTGGCGCGCTTACAGCGCTCGGTCAAGGTCAGAGCGCGCAAGTCAGTTCGAATTTAAGTAGTCAAGCTGCGCAGAGCGGGCAGCAAGCTTCAGCTGACGCACAAGCCTCGTTGATGAGTCATGAGGAGACGGGCGGGGTCGCCGGCCAGGTTGCGGGCTTTGGCCTGCAGCAAGGATTGAAAGGCGGTTTCGGGAGCCTTGGCAGCAGCCCGCCGCCGATCAGCAATACGAACAGCGTGAACAACCCTTCAGCGTACCTTCCCTGATTATGTCTGACAACATTTCCTCTTCGCTTACTGGCAATGCTTCGCCACAGGTTGTCAACCCTTACGGACTTAATCCGGGGTCGAGCAGCTACGCTAACGATACGCTTGCAGCGGTCACGAAGGACCAGTGGGCGAACTATGTCAACACGTTCGTACCGATCGAAAACAATTTGATTAAGTACGCGGAAGATCCAACGCAAGTTACTTCAGCGATGTCGCAAGCCGGGGCAGACGTGAATTCTTCGTTTGCTGCGCAAGCCGGCGCAACGCAACGACGCGAGAGTGCGCTTGGCGTGAACTTGTCACCCGATGAGCAAGCGGCGTCCGCGAAGTCCCTCGGGCTTACGCAGTCGCTCGCCGATGTGCAAGCACAAAACACTGCGCGTGACCTGACGGTGCAACGCCAGCAATCGATACTTGGAAACCCTGCGCCACAAGGAACGAATTGACATGCCAGGACTTGGGATCGGCCCTTCGCTTGCAAATTACGGCACCCGCGGCCGATCACCTTCGCTCGCAGCTTTTGGTTCGTCTGAAGAGGATCAAGCAGATAAGGGCTTGCAAACTGCGGCAGGCGAAGAGACGCAGCGCAATGCACAAAACACCGTGGCTGCAGCGCAAGCTAAAGCCGGCAATGAACAGCTTGGCGGAACGCTAGGCGCACTCGGTGGCACAGCGCTCAGCGCCTCGTTAGGCGGCACGGCGGCTGCAGCAGGGGGTGCGGCTGCAGCAGGCGCCGCGACAACTGCCGCCGCGACAGGTGTTGCTGGCGCCGCGGCGGGGGCGGCAAGCGGCGCGACGTCGGGGTCTGCGATCGGCCCGTGGGGCACGCTGATCGGTGGCGTTGTTGGTGCTTTGGTTGCAAGCAAGCTTTTTTGAAAGTCTGAGATATGCTTTACGGATTGGGTGGGGGCCTTGGTGGGGGCCTTGGTGTAGGCGGTGCTGCCGCGTCGGGCATCATGAGCGGTTTCCAAATGGGTCGCGAAGTCGATGAGGACAATGACCGCAAAGCTCAAACCGCAACGATAAACGCCCGCAATGCTCAGCTCGATGCCGAGCGGCAAGCACAGACCCAACGCACGAACGATGAGCAGGACTCTGATCGTGCGTTGAATGCCGTCAATCAAGAAATGTCGGATCAAGCTGTAACTGGCGCCGGCCTTGCACAGCAGTACGGCGGAATGGCGAATATCCCGGCGAGTGTCGGTACTGCGTATGCCGCCAAGGCCAACGAGATTGGATCTCGCCGCGCAGCCATCCTGCAGCAACGCTACGCCCCTGCAGTGAAGCAGGAACAGCAGTGGGCGCAAGATACTGCGTCGCGCATTGCAACGGGGCAAATGAGCATGGATGATTTGAGCCCTGCCGACACGGTGCGGCTCATCCAAGGCTCAACGTTGCGACCCGCGACTGATTTTTTGCGGCCTGCGAATGGCGGCAACTCGACTGTCGGCCAAGGTATCGCCGACGCAACAGCGGGCATTAAAACGGGCAACCAGTCGTTGACGGTGCAGGGTGCCAACACGCTGTTAGCCCCCGAGGTCGGGGCCGGTGTCGGGCATGTCGCTCCCGACGGGTCGACGATCGTCAATAAGCAGCTCGCTGCGCTCGTGCCCGCGCCGCAGCAGCCTCAAGCTACGCCTGCGCAGACGGCGATGCAAGCCAACCCCGTGCAGGGCTTGACGGCCGCGTTAACTGCTGCGACGACTCCGGGCGCGCCGCCGATCAGCAGTACGAATGACGTTAACAACCCCTCGGCTTACGTTGCCCCCAACTTGCCGCCGGCAGCAGCACCAGCGGCGCCGGTCAACAACCCGTCGGCGTACGTAGCGCCGGATGCCACGAGCGCCGCGGCATCCGCTGGGCCGGCCACAGCACCCGCGGACACGCCGCCAACGACTGGTACGGGGATGTCTCCTGCTGCCGATCCTTCAGCAGCGGCTCCTCCTACATCTGCGCCAGCGGCTCCTTCGATTAACAACCCGTCGGCGTATGTAGCGCCACAAACGGCCGCAGCACCGCCTTTGGGCAGCAGCACGGACCCGAACAAAGTCATCCCTGTTTTGCAAGTCACTGCGCAACACCCTGATGGCACGCAAGTAACCTATCACGCACCGGTAACCGACGGGCGCAGTACCGATCCAAACGACCCTGTGTCGCCTGGCTTCGATATGTCGGATGCGATGGACCGCGTGGGCAAGCTCGGTACGCTCGAAGCGTGGGCGAACACGCCGGCTGCGAAAGCGAAAATTCAGCAAGGGCTACAAGATCTCGGCACCGGTTCCACGTCGTTCGTGAATTCATACTACGCGATGCACGGTGACCCGAAAGCATTGTTGCCGGCCGGCGCTACCGATCCGACGACGCTCAAAATTAACGCGATCAACAAGTTTGCAACTGCGAACAACATTTCGTTTTCGCAAGCAGCTCAGCAGTTAGAAGGCAAAGGCGCGGCCACGGGGTTGCAAGCAAAACTCGATGCCATTAACGCCTCAAGTCTCAGCGCTGCTGACAAAGCAAAGGCCACGGGCGTTGCCACTGGACTCGTGAAAGTTTCTGCCCTCGGTGCAGCGAGCGGTACGGGATTGGGAGGCCCAGCGTCATCCAGTCCGGATACCCCCGACGGCGTGCTTGCAGGCTTGTCAAAAGATGACCTCGCATTGGTCAAAGGCGTGGCCGATGGTTCGATCGATCCGAGTGTTATCAGCACGCGGCAAAACCAGAAAGCCAATATTGTTGCACTGGCCGCTCGGTATAAGAATGCGCTAGGTGTGCAATCAGGTGACGGCACCAGCTACAACTCAAATGATCAGAAAGTCCAAACTAAGACGGAGGCTGCTTACACCGGTAACGGTACACCGGCTAAGGCCATCCGGTCGCTTAATGTCGCTTCCGACCACTTGGCAACGTTGCGTACTTTGGCCGGAGCCTTGCAGAACGGTAGTACGCCGATGATCAATCAAATTGCTAATCAATTTGCTTCTGCGACAGGTCAACCCGCGCCGACCAATTTCGACATGGCGAAGCAGTTTGTCGGGGATGAAGTTCTTAAAGCTGCGATCGGGACCGGGGGCGCTGGCGCGCAGTCTGATCGCGAGGCCATCGTTGCGGGTATTAAGAACTCGCAAAGTCCGGCGCAGCTCACGGGTTGGATCGATACGGCCACAAAATTCATAGGTGGTCAACTCAACGGACTGGCGCAAGGTTACACCGCAGGACAAGGTCGCAAGGATTTTGCAACCACGTTTCTTACCCCGGCTTCGCGTGCGGCGTTCCCTGCGGGCGGGGGCGGCTCAGGAACAGGTTTGCCGCGGCCAGCATCTAGCGGCCCGTCAATTGGCACCGTGCAGCAAGGTTACCGGTTCAAGGGCGGCGACCCGGCGCAGCAAACTAGCTGGGAGCGAGTGCAGTGAGCGGCCCGTGGGAGTCGTATGCGGCAGCTCCGACGGCAACGGCGGACCCCGGTCAGGATAATTCTGGCCCTTGGGCGCAGTACAGCGCACCGGCAGGGCCAGCCGCGGCGGGCATCAACGCAATCCCCGGCATGGCGCCGGGGTCGATCCCTGCGCCGCCCGCGCAACAAGCTGCACCTGCGCCAGCTCAGCCGTCTACGTTTACGCAAAAAATTGTTGGGGGTGTCGAGGCTGGGCTCAACCTGGTAACCCAGCTCACGGGCGGCGCGATCGGGATGGCGGGCGGGGCAATTGGCGGCTTAGCAGGCTCACTTGCGACAGGGCAATTTGGCACTCAAGCCGCGGGTGATCAGATCGAGCAAGCCGCAACTGAAGGTGCGCAAAAACTGACATATCAGCCGCGTACCGCAGCCGGGCAATCCGATGTCGAGAATGTGGTCGCCCCGGCGATGGAAGCTGCCACGCCGTTGATCGGCCACGGTGCGGAGCTTGCGCAAATTCACGGTGCTGCGGCACCCGTGATCGATACAACCGTGAAACCCGCGGTTAGTCAAGCGGTTTCGGCAGTCGGTGACAAAGCAGCGGATGCTGCAGCCGCGGTGCTTCCAAAGGTCGAGCCGGGCATCGCTCAAGTTGCAGCAACTGGCGATGAGCTTGGTATCCCGTATCGGCCGGATCAGCTCGTTAAAAACCCGTTCATGAAAAAGCTCGGGCAGCTTAGCGAGCAAATTCCGGCAAGCGGCTCTCAGGCAGATGTGCGTGCGGATGCTTTCAATGGCGCGCTTGCCAAGATGGTTGATCCCGACAGCACCGCCACGCGCCTCACGCCTGACGTTTTCAGCGCGGCGATGGACAAGTCAGGAAGCACGATCGGTGATATTGCCGACAGCACCCCGGTGCCGCTTGACGCCAAGCTTACAGACGCGCTCGACAGTTTCCAAAAAGATCAAACCGATGTGCCTGAGGTGCAAGCCGTCACCGATAAGTACATCGACCAATTCAAAGCCGCGGCCGGCGACGACGATGGGGTGATCCCAGGTGATGTGTGGCGCAAACTCAATACGAAACTGAGCACGCAAATTCGAAACACTTCTGATCCGGCGCTGCGCGGGCCGCTCTCGGATTTGCAAGACATCTGGATGGATGGTCTGCAGCGCAATCTAAGCGATGACGACACCGATGCTTTTCAGGCTGCGCGGCAGCAATACGCGATCGGCAAAACGATCGAGCCGTTGGTGGCTGCGAACGTGTCGAACGGGGGTGTAATCCCGCCGTCGTCATTGCTGAGTGTGCTTACCAACACGAAAGCCGGAAAGAGCCGTGTTGCAAAAGGCAACGCCGGGTCTCTTGGTGATCTCGCGACTTTCGGTAAGCTGCTGCAGGAACCGGGCACATCTGGCACTGCCGAACGCCAGTTGCTTTATCACCTCGGTGAGAAAGCAGCCGCTTTTGGTGCCGCGGGCGCCGCAGCCGGCCCTACGCATGGCGCGAGTGTCGCGCTGCCGTTTCTTGCCGCGAACATTTACAACCGCGCTGGCCCGGCTGTTGCGCGTGCTATGGTCCGTCGCGCACTTCGGGGTACTGCACGAGCAGCCGACGATGTTGAACCTGATGTCACGCCACCGACAGCAAGTGGCGGCGATTCCGGGGGTCCGTCAACACCGCCCCCGATGCCGCCGCCTGAAGCACCCGCGGGGGCAGGACCAAGCTTCGCTGCCGCGCAGGAAATACTTGCTGACCCAACGCAGCCGCTCGCGGTCAAGCAGGTAGTGCAAGACCACGTCAAAGCGCTCAAAGTCGAAGCCGATAAGCAGGCGGCAGCCGCGGCAACGGAGAGCGATGCCGCAGCCATGGAGACCGCGGCCCGCCAAACGTCAGACTCAGCTCTGCAGGCTCGCTTACTCAAGCAGGCTGACAAGTTGCGCGGCACCGAGCCTATTCCCGTCGGCAAAGCCGTGGAGGGTCAGCCTGAGATCAAAGCTGAGGCACCGAAAGCGCCGTTGCCCGTGGCTGAAGCACGCGAGCAGTTCGAGCCCCCGGCCGGCGAGGCCACTGAGATTGCCCCGGAGCAGGTTGAACCTGCTGAGCCGCCGATCGAAACCGGTGAGGCCACGGAAATTGAACCGGAGCAGGTGAAGCCAGCGCGCGCGCCGCCGCCTCCGATCCGGGCCGGCGAGGCCACGGAAATTGAACCGGAGCATGTCGAAGCCGCCGAGCCACCGGTTGAAACCGGTGAAGCAACCGAGCTTTCGCCTGAAGAATATGTGAAGGCTGAGCGCGCATGGCGTGCACAATTCCGACTTGGTGACGATGACGCTGGTCGAGCACGTAATGTTGCTCAAGCTTTGCGCTACGACGCCGATGCTACAGAAGCGGCTGTGCAGCAGCACGAGCGCAGCCCGCGCGCGTTTGATCGCGCGATTGCAGACATCATCGACGAAGGAAAGAATCGTGAGAATGAAACCCAGCGCGCTGCTAGCAGCGGCCAAAGCGATGCCGGCGCTTCCGCAGTCGCCGGCAAAACCGTTTCAGCCGGCGGCGCGGATACTGGGGGCGACGCCGCTGCACCCGTTCGAGCCGAGCGTGCAACCGACACGCAGTCGGGGAGTACACCCGTTTCTGGCGAACTTGGGGGTGACGGGGCAGTTTCAGCCGCCCAGCGCGGTGCAGAAGCAAACCTCGAACGTAACCCCGTTTCAGCAGTTCGCGCCGCCGAGCAACAGCCCGGGGCCGACGGCGCTCGATCGACCGAATCCGGGAGTCGGCCCGCAAACGCTGCCGGGCGACAAGTCACAAACGACGTAGGAGACCAGAATGGCGCTAACCCCGAATCTCGTGATCAGCCCCGTGGTGTACAGCAAAAAGTCGGTGAAAAAAGCACCGACGAAGCCTACAGCCTCGAAAAGAAAAAAGCCCAAACGTTCTACTCGCCGCTGAGTCGCGCTGTCGAGAATTTGAAACAGGGCAAGGGCACCCCCAACGATTGGGGCAATATCTTGCGCGGATTGAAGGGCGTGAAGCCTGAAGAAATCGAGTGGTCAGGCGTCAACGACTGGTTGAAAGCCCAAGGCAAGCAAGTCACCAAGCAAGAGGTTTTGAACTACCTCAAAGAGGGCGGCGTGCCCCTCTTCAAGCAAACAGGTCAAACATCAAAACCGGTGGGGTCGCCGGCCGTTCTCGACAACGTGTTGCGCGACAAATTTGGTGACAAGCTAATTCAAGGTCTGCAGGACCAAGGTGTGCTGAAGTACGCCAACAGCGCGGCAGAGGGTATGACAGGCCGCAAAGCTGGCGTCAAGGCTGTAATGCGTGAGCGCGGCCGGCCGGCTGCGACGCTCTATTACGACCGCGTGAATGCCGCTGAGGCGCCGGCCATTCTCATGCACGAGCTTGGTGAGCATTTCGGCACGATGCGTTTGCTTGGACCAGACCGTTATTACACGATGCTCAAGGAACTGGCTCAGCAGCACGCCCGCGGCGATGCTGAAGTCAAAGAGGCGTGGAACACTGTGAAGGCTAGCTACATCGGCAAGGACTCAGCCACGGGGCTCACTGAAGGTGATCCGAATTTCTTGTGCGAAGTGGCTGCGCACTTGGTTGAAAATCACCCCGATTTGCCGTTTGTGCGCAGGTTGATCAATGAGGTGCGTGCTTTCTTTTACGAACACTTTGGCACAACTCTCGGCAACCGAGCTGATGCAGACTTGATTCGCACGATGGCTGTTTCTGCGTTGAGAAAAGCTTCGAAAGGAGACTTGCCGAGCATGAATAAGCCTTTGCAAATGGGTATTCCAAAAGATGAGCATCGCCGTTTCATGGCGACGTTGCCGCCGATCGCAGCACGTGCTGCGTTGCGCTCTAGACCGACTCAGTGAGCAGTTTCATGGATGATTCAGACCGAGCTCCTCTGGAGCACACTAAACGTTCGGGAGACATGCGTGACGGCCGCACTGGCGTGCGCAAGCTTTTTCGTTTCGACCCCACGGTTTCAACGGGGACGCTGCTGCAGCTTGGGGCAATCGTCATTGGAGCTTCGATGGCTTACGGCACCTACCGTGAGGACCGTGCGCAGACGCATGCTGATATTGAGCAAGTCAAGCATGACGCAGATCGCGATCGCGAAGATGTGAAAGCAGCTTTCAGTGACTTTCGTGACGACATGAAAACGATGAAAGCTGACATGAGCGATGTCAAGCAAAGCCTTGCAGTGCTCAAAGCTCAATCTGCGAGCGGAGGGTCTAGGCGATGACAAGTGAACAAGTACTGCCCGATCCAAGCCTGCCGTGGCCGATCGAGTGGGCCGGTGTGGTGCTTATCGCAATGCGAGAGGGGTTACGGCTCGTTGCATACCCGTGCGAAGCGGGGGTTTTAACTCTCGGGTGGGGCGAAACTGAAGGTATCCATGAAGGTATGGCATGGAGCAAAGAGCAGGCTGACGCAAAGTTATGTGAGCAGTTGACGGCGTACACGACTGCGACGAAAGCCATGTGCACACGTGCGCCGAACGTGAATCAGCTTGCCGGGCTCGTGAGCTGTGACTACAACATCGGGCTCGAGGCGATGCGCGGCTCGACCATGCTGAAGCAGCACAACCTTGGCAACTTCGATAACGCTGCGCGAGCTTTTGGGCTGTGGAATGAGTATCGTGACCCAAAGACGAAACAACTCGTTGTGTCTCCGGGTTTGACGCTACGCCGCGCGCAAGAAAAAGCGCTCTACTTAACGCCGATACCGGATGAAACAGGCGCCATAAGCCAAGACACACCTCAAGCCGTAGCGCCTGAGTCGAGCCTTGCACGCAGCCCAATCAATGTCAGCTCGATTACGGCCGGCGTTGCCGCAGCCGTGCCGCTGCTCTCGAACCTCGGTGACCAAGCCGATAAGGCCAATACAGCAGTTACACAAATCACGACAGCAACCCAAGGTGTCAAAGGGCTACTTGCTGAATTCGATCTCACGCCCGTGGAAGTGTTTTGCCCGATCGCGATCATCGCGGCCGGAGTGGCATGCTGGTGGCGATGGAAGCAAAGATCGAGCGGTTTTGCATGACCGCTTTCTTGTTGCTTCTGCGGGGCTTTTCGTTGTCCACTTGGTTGCTTATTGCGGCCAGCGCTGGACTGCTCTATGAGCGTCATGCGGTGCACGTCGCAAACGCTGCTTTGGTTGCGGTGAAGGCTCAAGACGCTGCAGATGAAGCAAAAGCTTTAAAGGATGCGGTTAAGCATGCGAATGAGGTCATCGACGACCTCAAGAAAGTCATTGATGACCAAACACCAAGGATCACGGCTGCTGAAGCTGCTGCCTCTGCTGCCGGCGACGTTGTTGATAAGTTGCGCAGTCAGCTCGCCAAGATCAGTCATAGTGCCTCAAGTAAGCCTGCCGGTGCTCCCTCAGCAATTCAGACAACTGGCCCGACCGTCAATATGCTTGCCGACATGCTCGGACAATGTGAGGCTGAAAGCGCAGTCATCGCTCAATTTGCTGACGAGTCCTACGAACGCGGCGTCGGCTGCGAGCGCTCCTACGACGCATTGACGCCGCCCGTCCCGTAGAATGCCGACATGGTGCCTAACAGTGTTCTTCTCGCGACCACGCTGGTTTTCACGGTCGCCAATGTTCTTTTCATCCTAAAAATTCGCGGAGAAATCATGACCCAAATTACTGACCTTCAAGCTGCGGTTGCTGCAGAAGATACCGTTATCGCTTCAGCACTCGTGTTGATCAATGGTTTTGCTGCGCAGCTTGCCGCCGCTGGCACCGATGCTGATGCGCTTGCAGCCCTCACAAGCGATATCCAGACCCAAAGTACGGCTCTCGCCGCAGCCGTGGCAGTAAACACGCCTGCGGCCCCGGTTCCGGCTGCGCCATCTCCGACCTGAGAGACCTTCAGCCAAAAGAAAAGCCGCTTTCGAGCGGCTTTTTCATTTCAGCTTTTTGTTTGCTTTGGCATCGATTTTTGCTTCAGTGCTCTTACTCATGCGGCCGGCGTTGACCGCTTGACTCGCTCGAGCTTTTGCGTTTGCCGCGTGACTCTTGTCAGGCATTGGGTAGGCTTTCTTGTCAGGGAGTCCAAAGTCAGACTTTGGAAGCGCTTTGCGTTTGGCTGCGGTAAGTTTGGTCATGTATCGCCCCCGTCGGTGAAGATAGTTTTGAGCAAATGGTGTTGTAGCATCACAGCAAGTGTGAGGCTTTCGTGGGATGCGCCTTCATCGTAAATAAAACGCGTGACGTCTTGAGTTTCGAACACGATTGCGAGCCCCGTTACTGTATTTTGGTCAACCTTGTCAGCCAAGTCGCGCAAGCGCTTTGCGAGGTCAGGGACCAACTTGCGAGGCTGCTCGAAAATATGCAACGTGCCGCTCATAGGGCATCCCTAGCAGCAAGCCACATATCGTCATGCGGTGCGCCTTTCCAACCTTCAAGCCACGGTCCTCCGAGCGTGAAGTGCGCGACACCGACTCCGTTGTCTGGTTTCGGTTCTACGTTTACGAGCCAATTCCAGCAACGCGCAAGGTTGCCGAGCTCGTGGTCATGCAGCCAGTAAAACGCATGCAAGTCGCGGCCGGGGCGTTCGTTGATGTCACGCAGTGACAGCCGTCGATTAGCCGCGTGATCGCAGTTGAAAAGCATCACACTCGACCAATTTTTTCGGGCATAAGAGGTCTGCACCTGGTTGACCATTTTGTAGGGGGTGACAGTACCTTGACTGTGCTGCACAACGCCCACCGCATGCTCAGCGGTGACGCCCCACAACATGTTGCGCGGGTCTTCTAGAAACACTACATCGGCATCGACGAAGAGCGCAAGGCCGTTTTGGCAAATGACCGGGGTTAAGAAGCGTGAGATTGCGAAGCGCGTGGACTGCGGCGCGTTGCTCGCAAGGTCGTAATCTTGGCCATCTCGTTGGTCAACAACGCGCTGGCTCAAGAGACCTTGTGCAACGAGCTTAGGCATGCACAAGAATTCAGGCTCGATCTCACCGTGAGTGACTTTGCGCAAGCTCTTCGCTGCGACTTCAGCAGCTTCGGCTTCACGTTCATCGTGACCGATGAAAACTCTCATGCCTTCACCTTGAGAATGAAATCGCCTGAGCTTTCGGCCACGGTTTCGTAACCAATTCCTAGGGTGTAAAGCCACTTCAACGCGCCGAGTTGTTTGAGACCAAAGCGCATCGACATGTCGCGTTTCTGCTCGACACAAATCACCGGCTTCCATTTTTTAATCGTGCGCTCAGCTCCGCGCAGCACAAATTCCTCGTAGCCTTCAACGTCAATTTTGATGAAGTCGACATCCTGAAATTCGAAGCTGTCGAGTGTGCGCATTTCGACAGTGCCTTTGCCGGACACTGAGACCATTGAATTGCCGCTGCTGCCGGTTTCAGTCACGATTGAGACCATTGCGCCGCGGTCCCCAAGCGCGAACGGATTCAGCGTGATCTTGCCTTTGACGGGTGCTGTGTTGGCTTCAAAACATTCGCGGTGGGCAATCACAGGTTCGAATGCTTCGACGTGATCAAACCAATGCGCGAAGTTGTAGGACCAGGTTCCCGAGTGGGCGCCCACGTCGATCATTGTGCGGCGGCGATCGCCGGGGATTTGATCGAGCGCGAGAATTTGCTTGCGGCCTTGATAAGCGATGCGGCCGTTGAGAATCACGGTTTTGTTCTTCGGTGCTGCCATCCAGTCGATGAGGTGACGTTCGTGATCGGGCCAGTACCAATCGCCTATTTTTTTCATTTCAAAATCCTCTTTAAAGCACTGACCACTTCGCTTACTGTGATCGCTTCCATCGACTTCCGACACCCGCTACAACGTACGCGGTAGCCACACACCTTGTGAGCGTGCCGCAGGTTAATCATCGTAGTGTATCCCGTGATACTTGGGTCAATAAACTCTGCCCAAAGAATAACGGCTGGCGTCTTATTCGCCGCTGCCGCGTGATGCAAGCCACCTTCAGTGCCGATGTAGGCTGCACAAACAGACTGCACAGCAGCAGCAAGCCGGAATGTTGGGGTCAACACGGTTTCAGTGTTTGGCAACGTGGCATGACCGCTTGGCACACATTGCACAATCCGCTGTTTCATGTCAATTGCAATGGCATGCGCGAGATAATTCCAGCGGTCCGTCAGCCACGCTTTGTTATCGTGCCCGACCGCTTTGACGCTGGGCTCGATCATGATTGAGCCACGGTAAGGTTCTGCAAAAGCAAGCTCAGCCTTGGTGAAGAAAAATTCAGCAGGTATCGGTTTGTATTTTTTCCAAAACCATTTGGTGACACCTTTGCCAACGATGTAGGGCCGTACGCCACCTCCATTGACAAGCGTGTTGTGCGCACCAGGTGGCCGATAGCGAAGAATGTAAGGGTTGTTCTCCCAAACTTCAGACCAACGGGGACGCCCGTGGCGGTCGACGATCACCACGGGCAGGAGGGTAGCTTCATGACGCAAGCGTGCTTCACCTGCGGCCATCAATTCATCACCGATGCCCACTTACGGTGTCTCAACGAGCACGTAAGTAATGCCGGGGAAAAACGTACTCACTGCTTTGAAACGTTCTTGCCACCATTCGAGCGGTTGCACAGTGACGTGGAGGTTTTCGCCATTCTGGGGGAATGTCTTTTTGGCCGGCCGGCAGCATACGCTCGCCCATACCAACCTCTTCGCCCGTTTAAATAGGCCACCAATGAAGTCGTTCACGTTCTCTTCAGGGATGTGCTCGAGCACATCACTGCAGAGTACCGCGCTGAAGCGCCGCTCAGGTAAGTGATCGTGACGGCTGAAGGCCGGATCGTAGAGTGCGACATCGATACGCTTGAGCCCCCACTCATGGTGAAGCTTGTGCGGCGATCGGTAGGCGTCTCCGCGGCCGCACCCGAAGTCAAGTACTGTGCTCACGTCGTATTCTTTGAGAAGGCGCCCGATTGACTTGGCGTGCTGAAGGATTGAAAGCCCATGAAACTGCTCCCCGCCTTCGGCCATCTCACGGTAGAGCGGGACCAGATTTGACACGATCAACCCTTTTCAAAAAATCCTACCCATTCTTCCATGTGGCCTAGAGTTTTGCGCGTGAGAAAAAACCCGCATGTCTCAAGCGCGGCTTCCATGTCATGCGAGTAATTACCCGAGCGGCGGTCGACGATAACCGGCGCTGTGCGCGGCGGCAACCGAAGCACAACAAGCTCGCGCGCGGCAGAAGCAAAACGTTTGCAAGCCGCGGTTGGGTCCGTCAGTTTATGCAAAATCGCGAGCATGATCACGATGTCGTATTTGCGTTTCGGCTTATAGGCGTTTGCGTCAGCAACATCGAACGTGCAACCGCGGTCAGCGCGGAGCTTGTTTGCTACGGCGGCATGCCCCGGCACGATCTCGAGCCCGTGCACGGCTGAGGCGCCTTCATCATAGAGCTTCATCGCGATGAGCCCCTCAGCACACCCCACGTCAAGCACTGTCTTGCCCGGCACGCGCTCAATCAGCGGCCCAAGGCCCTTCATTTGTTGATCGAGTGTGCGATCGCCAAGACGCCCGTCTGTGGAGAACCAGCCTTCTACGATTTGTTTAGCAAAGCCCATGCTTTCCCTTCTTTGATTTCTTCTAAGGTGAATTGGTTGTCTGCAAGCACGCCTAAAACTCGTTGCCTTTGTTCGAGTGAAGTACCTGTTGGAGTTTCAGCGATTGCTGACATTGTTGAAACTCCAACGGGCACGCCTTCAAGTAATGCAGTGACAGCCGCAGCCGACGAATGCGTCACAAGCATCTTGGTTCCCGTGAAGTCTTTCAATAGGGTAGATTGTTGACGCAGTTTCTCGGGAGACCAGCGACGGATTTTGACCGGCCGCGGCAGTTGCTCAAACATACGCTTTAGCCAGCTTGGGTCGTCGGCCACGCACTTCATGAAGCTTGGAGACTGCTCGATAACAAGTGAGTAGCCTTCTGGACGGATAACCCAAGGCTTGATCTCTAAGCCCAAGGCTGTGAAGCGTTTGCCATCGGAGTGTTTGCTTCCGACATAAGTCTGGATACGATTTTTGGCAACACGAAATTGCAAGCCTCGAACGCTGTCGAAAAACGAGTTGTCGATGTAGAACCAGGGCTCACCGCGGGCTCTTATCTGACGCCATTCGGTCACGTTGCTTTCGTTGACTCCGTAGAACACGTGACCTTCAGCATCAGGGGGTGCGCCTTCAATGAAGGTCTTGCAGATGTTGGCTGACTTGACTTTACCAACGACGGGGTGGGTTTTGATCACCATACAGCTCGACTCCGTTGGGCGATGATGCGAGCAAACGGCTCGCCGGTCGTGATCTCGTCGTGATGCCACTGCCCATGGCTCATCGTGTGCAAAGCGCTTAAACGACCGAGATTCGATTGATCGATGACTTTCGGAATGTCTTTGAACGAGTACGCGCCCTCTTCGCAAATCCAGCGGGGCGCTGCGTAGAAAACTGTGAGCCCCTCCACGAGTGCACGCACGCCGGCAGCGCTTGACCAGATAACGCACTGCGCGGCCTTAGCGAGATCGCAGACAAGCGGTACTCGGGGAGCGAAGTTGCCGGGGTGGGGTCTTAGAACCGCTGGAAACTTGGTTAGCTTCTGGATCGCTTTAAGCGTTTGCTCGCCCCATTGCGGCGGGCTCTTCATCGCGTGGGAGCCTATCCCCCGCTGACCGATCACGAGCACCGACCCGACGATCGGCTTCTCGGGTTGGATGTGAAAACCCGTTTTGAGAAATCGATTCTCGTTACCGACGGGGAACCAGCCTGAGCCGTTGTGACCGTGCACACTGATCGCGTAGTAGGTCTTGTCGACCTGTTGCAGGTAGCCGTTTTCAGCAACGATTACCGTGCCGCCGGCTGCTTCCCATTTATCGCATGCGCGTTCTTCTGTGCCTTGCCGGTTCCACACCACGCGCCAGTCTTCGGGGCCGTTTGGTTCGTTCATTTCGGTGAGTACGAAGCCAACACGCTTGAGCCCGGCTTCGAATGCTGCGCGGCGGTAATACGGTTCTTTGCGAAGGCGCAGGACGGCTTTCACTTCAGCACTTCACGCCAGTCAACCGCCGGGAAGCAAGTCAGAGCTGAGCCCGGTGTCGCGTTGAGCACTTCGCAACCTGCGGCTTTCAGGTCTTTGGAAAACTTCTGCATCTTGTGAATCCACTCGCCAAAAACCTGCGCTTGCACGAGCGGTGCCGGGTGATCAGGGTGGTGGTGCTTCTCGCCTTTTGGCCCGAGCTTCATATCGAAACCGAGGAGGATGATGCGACGGTAGCCCCAGATGTACGCAGCGTTGATGGCTTGGTAGCCTGAGTTACCGCCAAGGTGAATCATGTCTTTGCCGAGGCCGTCGCGGTTCGTGCCGCGAATGCGGTTGAGCTTCGGCCAGCGGGCTGCAGCGCTGTTGTCTTGAGTCCAAAGCTTGCCTTTGAAAGTCTTGATCGCGTCAGCGAAATTGATCTTCCAAAAAAGAAAGTCGCCTGCGTACATCGCATCAGCATCCAGCATCGACTTGTATGTGCCGTTAACGACGATAGTGAAATGGCCGGAAGCTTTGGCAGCTGCAATCTGCTCGGCTGTGAGACTAGGGCCGCTGGCGAGCACAATGGCTGTCGTTGTCATGCAGCCAACTGTATCACGTGCTATCGGTTTTGCGGGTCTCGAAATCGATAAGTAATTCCACGTAGTGCTTGGCTTTTTTGAGATCTTCGATACCGGCCTTGTCACGCCACCGGGTCACGTACTTGACGACGTTGCCTTCGCAGAAGCCAAGTCCGTTTTGGTTGATGTACTCGATCGGTTGGATCGCAAGCTTTTTGTAGTGGTCGCCGCCTTCTTGCTTGCTGAGCGCCGGGGCGCTTTCGATTCCGTTAGCCATACTGAGGCAGTTAACTGCATGTTGTCCCCCGAAGGGAGCGCTGCAACTGTGGCAACGCGAGCGTTCATCAATATTCAAAATGGGCACTCCTGATGGAGAGCTTCGGATCGAAGCGTTGGCAGCGACCGCACAAGTGGGTCAACGATGTAGAGAGTCGGGTCAACTAAAGGCTTGAATACCCTGCGTTGCTTGCCAAAGCGGCGAGCATTCATGTCGGCTACGTTCTCCGAGTTTGAAGCAAGTGCGAAGTGCAGCGGATTGATACAAGCAGTGTTGAGGCAAGTGTGTTCAATCGTCTCTTCAACCGGGTGCAAAACACGCTGCACAACCAACTCGGCCATTGCACGATGCGCAGCAATTCGAGAAGGGTGAGATATCCCCGGTCGGCGCATCGTCAAACGTGGGTAACCTTTGCGGTGAGCCCCGATCCAAAGCCAGCAACCCGTTTTCTCATCCTCGATTGAGTTGGCGAGTAGGCGGTCAAAAAGGCTGCTATAGCGTGGCATAGGCTTTTGCTTTCACAGCGTCCAAGAGAAGATCTTGCACTGCACGTTTCGACTCGTGTCGAGCGAGCACCACTTCATCGATCGTATCTTCGGCCACGATATCGTAGACAAAAACCAAGCGGTCAAAACCGCTCTGCATCTGCCGTGTTGGGCCGATGCGCTCGATCATTTGTTGACGCAACTCTAGATCCCATGAGTGACCGAAGAACGCGATCACGCTGGTCACATTTTGAAAGCCGTCAATACCGTGGCCTGCACTTTTTGGGTGGGCGAACAGCATCGGGATAAGGCCGGCTTTGAAGTCATCCTCGTCTTTTTCGGTTTTAAGCTGCCGACCTTTTGGGAAAGCTTTGAGCAACCGAGCAAGGTCGCTTTTGAATTGATAGGCCACGAGTACCGGTGTGCCGCCTGCCTCATCGACGACGCTTTCGAGAGCGTTGATTTTGGCGTCATGTACGGTTTTCCAAGCGCGAGCGCGTGGGTCGTCATCGTTCATCACATCTTCATCCAAGTAGCAAGCGCCGTTCGCGATTTGCATGAGCTTTATCGTCTTGGAAGCCGCCGAAAAAGCTTCGATTTCGTGCTGTTCGATCTTGATGAACAACTCGCGCTCCATCTGGTTGTAGAGTTTGCGGGCATGCGCCGGTAACTCGATCATCACCGAACGTTGCACCGGTTTTTTGATGTCTAAATAGTCTTTCAAATCAATCGATAAGCAGAGATCTTTAACGCGCTCATGGATCTCTTCATCAGCTCCCTTTTGGATCACCGCTACGATGCTCGGGGACTTTGATAAGGCGTCTCGCACGCGCTTATAGCCGAACCAGCGGTGATCGAATTCTGAGTAGGTGCGACCTAATCGTTTCCCCTGATCTAAGAACCAGAGTTGCCCCCATAGGTCTTGCAAGCCAAGGGGACTCGGTGTGCCGGTGAGCTCGATAAAACGCTCTGATTTCCACGCGACTTTTGCGAGTGCTGCGGTCATCACGCCGCCTTGTTTTATACGATAGGCTTTGAGCTTGCGACTCTCATCAGGGATGATCGTTTTGAACGGCCACGGGTGCTTTTCAAACTGCTTCAGGAACCAAACGATGTTCTCGTAGTTGATGACGAAAAGCTCGGCTTCGCCATTCAATGCTGCCATGCGCTCTTTTGCAGTACCGATGATTTGACGCACACGAATTCCACTTGTATGCGTCCACTTGGCAACCTCTTCCCGCCACACCTTGCGCGCGACGCGCAAAGGCCCGATTGCAAGCGCCGGCCACACGTCGCCTTCGGTCAGAGAGAGGATATCGAGTGCCGTGAGCACGATTGAAGTCTTGCCGCTGCCCATGGGTAGCCAAAGGGCGCAGCGCTTGTGTTTCAGGATGTGATCAATTGCTGGAAGCTGCCACGGTCGCGGAACGAAGTCTTTCATACCGGCGGAAACCGGCTATCAAGCTCTTCAAGGGTCGTGATTACGAACACATGGAACCCAGCACGTCGTAAGCGGTCGTGCTCACGAGCTTGGGCTTCAGTTGCTTTTTTCTTCGGCCTCTTTGTCTCAACCAGGAGGTGCCTTGAAGATAGTAAAACCAGCACGTCGGGGCAGTTGTTGCGGCCGAGGTATTTCAACGCACGTTCTTCGCCGCCGTAGCTTTTAATGCGAGCTGTGAGTGCTTCACGAATATTGGATTCACGCATGCTCAATCCTTTTTTGCGTAACGTTGAGCCTCAAACCCGGCAGCGGCGAGCGGCAACCCGGCGTTCCAGCCAAGATCGGCGCACATAAGTCCGCCGAGATGATCAGCGTTCAAATCGGGTCGATCGAGAGGTGCGTAAGTGAGATAGTCATCGTGGACACTCATCACGATATCGAATCCGGCTTCATCGATCAATGGGCCGCATTCGAGCAACTGATCACAAGCAACTGCTTGTGTTACGTTCTCAAAAACTTTGCCGCCGTATGAGCCGATGCGCTGCCACTTTTTGGTGGACTGATCAAGGCCCATGTAACTGAAGCCGGGGTACGTTTTCTTCGTGCCGTCTTGCTTGGTGACAACAACGTCCCAACCAGAATGTGGATAGCAGAGCGCACGACCGCTGGGCAACCCGATACGCAGCCACGCGCCGTCGCGTCTGACTTTGAGTTTACGACATTCGAGCTGCGTGCCAGGATTATCGATGGCGGTATGCACTGCAATTTCAAGCTCTTTCCAATACGAGCTGATGGTAGGGTTAGCCTTGCGCCAGAGTCGTTTGATAGCGTCACACGCAATGAACGTGCGTTCGGGCAAGAGATGCTGGGCTTTGAGTCTGCGTTCATCGCAGAGAGCGTCAGCAATACCAATGAGGTGGTCTACTTCCGCCGCGCTAAGCTTCCAAGCGTTTAAGTGCTTCTCAATTTTTTCTAAGTCTTTCGTATAAGCAGCAATTGCCGGCTCATGCAAATACCGCATGTACTGCTCGGCTTCATCGCGTGCCCACTTGGGCAACGTGTCCCATACTTGCTCGGTCATCTGGTCCAAGTCGATACCGTAAGTCGCGGCTCCGGTGATCCACGCTCCAACGCCGCCGCCGTACTGAAACATCAACTCTTGGACTTTGCCGATTTGCCGTTTCGGGCCTTTGCCAACGGTGCTTGGGTCGACGTTGAAACTGCTTGCGTATGCGAGCACGTACAGGTCAGGACCGGTGCCCGCGTCACAGTTTCGAAATGCTTGCAGCTTCCAATCTTCACCGGCAAGCCACGCTGCCACTCGGCCTTCGATGTTGGCCAAGTCAGCAACGACCAGCTTGTGCCCCGGCGGCGCGATGATGGCGCCGCGGATCGCGTTGCTGCACACACGCATCACGTTCGGGAAAACGAGGTGCGCAGCGTTGAGCTTAAGCAACTCGATCGCCCACGCGATCTCACTCGCTGGCATGTCGGGCCGTGGCATGTTGCCCGGCTGAAAAAGGCGGTGGCCCACGCGGCCGGTGCGCATGGCGCCGCGGAACTGCTGACACCCACGCAACCAACCGTCGCTATTCACGCCGCGCAGCAGCGCGCTGTACTTAGCGACGCTCGAGGTGGTGCTCTGCAGACGCACACGCAGCAACTCACGCAACGCCTCGGGCAAACTCTCGTCCTGGATACGGCGCTCAAGTGTTGCGGCCTGCATGTCGGGCAGCGTGATGTTGTAAGACGCGAGGATGTGCGCCAGCATCTCGTCACGCTGCGTCGCTGAGGCAACAGCGCCGTCGGTCATCTCGAGGGTTTGCGCAGCAAGCTTGGTTTTTGAGATCTCGCTGGCGCGCACTGCGGCCTCAGCGAGATCGACATCCATGCACATACCGCGGGCATTGACTTTCTGGTCAAGAAACCAGAGTTCGAGTTGTTTGCCGTGGTAATTCCATGCCGGCATGCGGCGTTGACACTCGCGCATCGCGACGATGTCTTGCGTTGCGTAGGCTTTGAACTGTTCCCACTCTTCGGGGTGCGTGAGCCGCGTAGCGCGCGGCTTGTCTTTACGTGGCATGCAGAACAGCCGGATGAGATCGCGGCCGGTCTTGAGCTTGCGCTTGTCTGTAGCCACGCCGAGGGCATCAGCCATCATCTCGAGGTTGCCCGGCAAGCTGTGGCAGTAAGCTTGCACCATCGTGTCACGTCGTCGATGCTGGGGCACCCAGTCAGCGAGCCAAGGCATCGCGCGCTCAATGACCGGCCAGTCGAACTTGTCTCCGTTTTGGAACCAGACAAGCACCTCTTGGCTGTTGAGTGCATCGCCAAGCCAATTGGGCATCCGAGGGTCGAATGTGCGATCCCAAACCTTGGGCTCTTCGTCATCGACGGCCCAGCTTATGAGCATGACTTCGGCTTTTTCTGCGTATTTGTACGTGCCGTGTTTGATCGGCGTCTCGCAGTACGTTTCGGTGTCGAGCCAAAGGTTATGCACAGCTTGTTCTATTCTATTTTTACGAAAGCCACTGGGCACTTTGGGCAAAGATCAACGGGTTTTGAATACGCCGAGGCCCGCCACCAACCTTGTTGACGTGCTGCAGCACGCAAGGCGTCAGCTTCCGTAAAGCCTTCGCCTTGCCCGAACGTTGCGCCGCAGTCATCGCACTTCAAGTAAACGGTTTTCTTCGGGGTATCGGTCACTCAGGAAACCTCGTCCGGACTTGGGCATCCGCCCTCTTAGCGTCCACGATTTGACCGTGGACTGTGTAGGTTGTCTCCCAAGCCGGGCCTCCGCACGTCACACTTGCGGGGCGCTCATCGTGCTCGTTAGAACGACCGATGATCAACGCCACCGTTTTCTGCGAGCACTCGTTCCAGAGCACGCGTTTTGCGACGGCTTCGTCTGTCAGTGCAAAAGGCACCGGAGTGGATTTCTCCACTTGACTGACGTGCATCGTGATTTCTTGCGTTTGGTTTAAGCATTTCATCTGAAGTGCTGTCCCGTAGGGGATGTTGACGACCAAGCAAGTTAAAATAACTGCTGACGTGCTCATGGCATGTTCCTTTACTTCGCGGTTGAGGAAAATCGAGCCGGCTGGCTCCCTTTGAGAATCACGGATTGCCGTCTGTGATTCTCAATTCTTTTTGGTGTTAATTATTTAGCTCCAAACTTATTACAAAACCAAGCGAATAACCACGGTGAGCAACACGTTGCGGTCACGCAAGTCATGTCCAGTAGCCATTCGTAAAAGCTCATTCTTTATGCCGCTGTGCTAATTTCCTATTAATTCTTTGAGATATTTCTTCCCCAATGAGGCACCCGATCGCAACAAGGGCCACTGCGGTAAACACAACTAGTGACATAAATATAAGCATTATTTTTCCTTGGATTTGGGTAATAGAAGCTCATTTTTGATTTATTAACGGGTCAAGCATAACGTATGCTTTAGGTGAGATTTGGATTGCTAAAAGCAGTTCGTCTTTGGCAACTTCCAAATTCTCCAGCCCTCGACCGTTTGCTGACGTTGGCGCTCCGCGGCCACGTCTTGCAGTGCTGCGCTCTCTACTTGCAATGATGGGGATGCGGCAAAGCGCTCGATGTAATCTGCAGCATCGGTGCATACGTTTCCCCAGCCGAATAAATTGGCGTTGGCAATTTCTTGAGCAGCCTTGCGAAGAGCGGCAACAAGCGCCTCTCGCAGCTCTTGTTCATTTGCCATGGTGTCTACCTCAAAAGCCGCGGGGGGCTTGGAATAGGCTGCATCTAGACAGTCGAACACGTCGAAATTCATTCCGCGATACAGCCCTGCCTTGAACGCCATCCGCTCGTTCTTGGTCAAGGGCCTGCCCTGTCGCGCCTCTTCTTCGGCAAGTTGCTGCGCCAGGAACCAGCGGGTCGCCGAGTCGCGCATGGCGGCGAGTTGCTTTGCTTTCGCCACCGTCATGTCACACGCCGCCCAGCTTCTTCAGCACCCAGTGCGCCTGGGCAGACAAGGACTGGTCTCGCTTCAGCATCGCCATCAGCAGGATGGTGCGGGCTTGCTCGGCGGTGTTGACGGTAAATCCAGCGAGTGTGTACATGCTGTGCCCCGGGTTGGTCGACGTATTTACTGTAGCACAACAAACAGACTGCGCAAGCTCTTTTGTGTACCACATCAAATGACGTACAATCGATTGCATGGAAACGCCAAAACGATCACGCGGCAGGCCGCCGACGCCCGACGAAGAGAAGCTTCTTTTGCGATCGATCCGCCTGACCGCCTCGCAGTGGGCGAAGATCGATGCGCATGGAATGGCTTGGCTTCGTAAGCTCATTGAGCGAGCGCGACCGAAGTAGCGTTTGTTCATTTGCCATGGCACTCAATCCCAAGTTGCTTACGCATTTCGTCGTCTAATTTATCTATCTCAACGTAAATAGGCGGCATTGGTCTTGATGCTCGAATAGCAGCCAACCTATTTATTAGCGGTTCCACACGGGCGCGATACTCTTTTTCTATATTTGAGATAAGTTCAAGCAGGTAACGCTCATGCTGCTCGTTTACGTCTGGTTGTTCATTTGCCAGGGCTGGCCCCGGTGAGGGCGTCTGCAGCATATTTAATTGCGCTGTCCATCTTGACGTGCCAAGAAGTTGCTCCTAGTTGCACTCCGTTGGTCAGATTTTTAAGTCCAGCCGACTCAATTAGACTCAACAACGTGGTCAACGCCTCCCGCAGCCGCTCGCTGTCTTGCGCCTCAACCGCAGGGCGTACAGTCAACGGCCCGTGAACCCAATACCCGCTGCCTTGCGCCTCAACCGTACGATCAGGGCGTACAGTTGGTTCAAGTGCCGCGTTGATTGCCTTTAACGCCTCCTGTTGGTACTCAGTTTGCACAACCCTGCAGTCAGGCTCGGCGCATGAGGCCATTTCGCCGAGTGCTGCTTGCGCGAGCCTCAGTGCGATGTGGGTTGATTGGGCGTCTTGCGCAGGCTGTGATTCTTGTGGCGGACGTGTTTGCCTCGCGAGCATCCCGCCGCACACACGACCAAATGCTTTGTTCGGGCATTCAACCGGTGACAAACCCTCACCAGTTGGCGCCAGATCGTCACCAACTGGGCGTGATGCGAGAGCGTCTCCAAGTATTTTGAATACTATTCGCGCGCCAGCTACGCTCATATAAAACATATCCTTATTTGACATAGTGAAATCTTCGTGTGCTAGCCAGCCGCGCCAAACAGGCTCCCATTCATCATCACCAAAACCTTCTGACATTGGATGCTTCTTGAGTTCCCAATATTCTTCAAACTCTCTGCGCACCTGCTCAATATCTTTAGTCATGATTTAGCTTTCGATGCGGCGATGATTGCGCGGTCGGATACGAGAGCTTTGTGACCACGCTCTACGGCTGCGTCAAACTGAGCGCATCTAGTCGAAAAGAAAGCGTCTGTTTCAGCTTTACCCTGTGAAATATGACGCTTGCAATAGATTCTGTACGCGTCCGCCGCTCCCGTCAGATTTGCTACAGCGTCTAACAACGCCTCTCGCAGATGTTCGATAACATCCGCGTTGTTATCGTGCAAGCTGACGTTACCTTCGCGCGTCAGCTCTGCTTGCTCGGTGGCTAGGGCATGCTCAGCAACCGAGTGCAGATCGCGCAAAGCTTGCTGCAAATACGCTTCAGATGCGTGTTTGGCCGCGAACCAAAGGGCTTCGCACTCAGCTTGTTGATCAATGAGCCGGCGCAGCGCGTCTTGTGCTTTGGTTGTCATTTTGCGATCTCGGGTAGGCACTCATATTCAGCGATGACTTTGATTGCTCGCTCAACAATCCGCGAATCAAAGCACTGGACAGATTGAGGATCGGACATCCATTCCGCCACTACCAATCCAAGCAGATGCATGCCTTCACGTTTGAGGCCGACGCCCCGTTCAAAAGCAAGCCGCGCTTTTTCGTTAGGGTGTGTAGCGGGTGCTTTGGTTGTCATGATTATTCAACCCTGATAGATGCATGCAAAGCTTTGGCACGAACTTTGGCGTCGTCTATCTCTTCTTGCGTATATAAGTTGTGGTCTTTGCAATAAGCTTTTAGCCAAGTTTCATAACTCGCTGGATTTACTGCATACATGCAGTATTGCCGATATAAATGTGAAAGCTGTTGTTCGTCCAGCATTCCCCCTCACGCTTAATCACTTTGAATTTCAAGAGTTTCTATCCTGCGAATAGCTGAATCTAGTTCTCTCTGCAGATCGGCGATATGATCAGACAACACATTGATCTGATCTTCTAATAAAGATATTCGGTTTCGGCCGTATGGATCATATACGTCTGAGTACTCTACAGTGTTGACATCCATCATTCCACCTCACGCTTACTCGCCAGCGCAACAGCTTTCAATGCGTCGTCGCGTTTGACGTAGTCACCATCGTCTGCTTCGGCCATGATTCCAGGATCAAAAAAACAGTGGCATCTCGGCAGCGCCTCATCTGCCGCAGCTAGAGCGCGGAGGATTGATTCGATTTCCCTGACTTCAGGGTTGTTGCGGTAGCCATCGCAAAAGTCTGCCAATTCTTTAAACCGGTTCATTCCACTACCTCACTGTTCTCAAGCAGCCGTTTGAGGCGATGGGTTACCAGTTCGTGGTCGGTGCCTTTGAAATCCATTTCACACTCAAAATTTCCAACGGGCGCGCATATGTCATAATCACCAAATAACTTTATAAAGACAGCGCTAGCTTGATAGCAGACATCTCTGGCGTTAGTAATACAAGGTGCGCCAAACTCGTTCGCCTGGACCCCTTGTGCTTTAAATGCCGGCCACCAGGCGCACCATCCGCCAAAACAAGCGACAGTCTCGCAAGTCGGCGGTCTCCTTGTGGGTTTTCCTTTTCTCCACCATTTCAAACCCTCACAGACATTCTCAGGTGGCACCGAAGGCCACATAACCTCGAGCGCCTCAATCGTATTAGCGCGCTGCCGCGTGGTTTGTTTGATCTTGGTCATGTCGTTTCAACCTTTTGAAAAGCTTTGTGATGGCGGCCGGTACTGATTTCCGGCATTGACTGGCTTCCCACGGGATTGACCGCCAGCTTTCATCGCGTCTCAGCTACTTGTGCTTTTTCGCGTACCCGTCCCGACTTAGCGCATCAGCCTGCGCATTCGCCATCACAAAACTCTCTTAACTGGGGGGTGACCGGGGCGCAACCCCCGGCTATTTGGCTTATCCTCTCGAATAACACACGAACCTTACCGCGCTTGCGGTCACCCGTAACTCTTAAGTCAAATCGTCTGCGTCGGCCCCTTCTGTGATCTCATCGAAAGCTTCTGTGTTCGGTGTTACGCCGCCGCTGAACGCGTCACCGTCACGTACCCGCTGAATAACGAGTAAAGTAGCTCCGATACCTTTACTTCCGTTTGTTTTATTATCCCAAGCAAATAATTCTACCTGTAGGTTAATATAACACCCACTATAGACTCTCCCGGCTTTGCCTTTATATACCTGATTGGTTAAAGGATCGTAAATAGGAGATTTGTCACTGTCTATCACGAGTGGGCGCCCTTTACTCTCTTTGCGGTGGGCTGTCAGTGCCCAATGCCCGGGGTAGCCGTCATAATCTTTTTTCTTGCCGTCTTGAAAACAGAATGCTTTCGGATCTCCGCGGAGGTTTTCTAAAACCATTTCCCATTTCTTTTCCCAACGGTTTTGCGCTACCTCTTCAATGGCTTTGTTAACAACGGCAAGTAAAGGTGACTTATACGGGATAAGTCCTACGGCGTCCCACCTACGTTCGTCTTTATCGTTCTGCTTTTTACTCTGATAATAATCCGGCTCACCGAGTTCTAAAAAAGCACCTCGAACACCGGTAAGCATCACAACTGTTCCCATGGGGTCTCCTGTATGGGGTTTGAAGAAATCTAAAAGCTCGTGGGTTGCGTGAGCGAACGCTTGAGGGTCATCAAACCCTCTTGGAAATGCGTGGCCGTGATGGCGAGCCAGCGCTCGGGCTGGGCAAGGTCAAGCGTTGCAGCGTCGGTGCTGCCGGCTGCGTGTCGCAAGTCGCGGATGTGCATCGTAACGATCGACAGCAGCATCTCGCAGTTTTGCCGCATCTCGTCAACAGCGCCGCAAAGGTGCTTCTCTTTGGCTTTCAGCTCAGCGAAGGTCGGTTTCAGGATGTTTTGGTAAACAGGTGCGTTTTCCATACGTTTCCTTCATTCAGGTTAGGTCGGCGTTCTCGTCAATGACTTCGAAAGCATCAGCATCGGGCGCCGTGGGTTTGTAGAGGACTTTGATTTGCGACAACGGTTTGACTGAAGGGACTGCCGGCGAGCGGGCGATCAGCACCTTCAATTTTTCCCATTGCCGCAACTTCATTTTCGGTACCGGCGCGCTAGGCTTTAGCGGTATTTCGATGCCGTCTTTGTTAAGTTTTGGCGCCAGCTCCTCGGCCGACGTCGGGCTGATGAGTTTCATGTCATAGACGACCTCCATTGGCAAGCGCAGCGTCTTGCGCATGTAATCCTCGGCCTTGGTCGGGTCATCCCACTTGCGGTTGCCTTCACGACCCAACTCAAGCCCGAAGTCCGGCACCTCGACGTTGGCAAGTAGCCGGCGTTCAACCTCAGCGCGCACCGCGGTGATCCAGTCCTCGATCGCGCCCGTTGCTTTCATCATCGCGCTGAGAGCTGCGCTGTCCTCCCTGCTCACGTGCGCAAGCACAGCCGGGTTCTCGATGATCACTTCAAAATCCGCACCAACCGTATCCACGACCATCGCGGTGTAGGCTGGGCATGTCGCCATCGCGCGGCATTTCCAGCAGTCCTCTTTGTTGGGGTGGGGGTGCAGATAGATTGCGGCCCACTCTGTTTTTTCTTCAGCAGGCAGGATCGCCGAAAACACTGCAGTGGCTCTCTCGACCTTCTGCGCAGCTTCGCGAGCCTCGGCGGCGAATTCCATCAAGTCCTCGACCGTGGTAACCCACTCGCGCATACCACCGTGCTGCGGCTGATAGATCATCAGTCGAATACTTGTGATGGTGTGCGTGAGGTCAAACATCCGGTACGCGCCGAGTGCGTAGAGCATGAGCTGGCTGCTTCGTATCACGTCGACGTAGCGATAACCCGTCTTGAGGTCGATAAGCATCATCTCACCGTCGCCACGCAGAATGATCGCGTCAGCAGTTCCGAATTGACGAACAATCGTCTCTGCCTCTCCGCGTGTCTTGCCGAGTGCCACGAGCTCGAGAATCATCTCCTCAGCTTCATTGCCGGGGAATACAAACTCGGTAAATTCCACGCGTTGCTCAACGAAAAGCGCGTGGCCGTCGGCGAGTGCTCGCACTGCGTCGATGTAGCCCTGCATGATGACGGCCATTTCTTCGGTGAAAAGCACCTCACGCAGCGGCTCATCTGCATCGCTGACGGTGATTTCCTGGCCTACCCAGTAGCTAGCTTCACAAAGCTGATCAAGACAAATCGCTGCAACCGTGTGCATCGCGGTGCCGTCATCGCTGTAGGTGTTGCTGGTGTTCGGAAACGCGCTTTCGAGCACGATGCTGCCGGCGCATTTGAGCCAGCGTTTGCTGCCAGAAGGTGAGAGACGAGCGTGAAGGCCGGGCATCTCAGTTACCTTTTGCGCGATGCCGGCATGCGAACGTTTCAACGAGACCGTTGTCTCCGCATTCAATTGTCATGACTGAAGTGCTATGGCTAACCACATGGATGAAGTCAATCACTACATCAGGGTACTTTTCTTTAAGGTGCTGTTCGAAAGCTTGAACCATTTCGGTCAGCGTGGTCGTGACACTTAAACGATCTTGCACGTGAGTAGTTTTGATGGGCATCAAAGTGCTCGAATAATTGAAAGCAACGAATCGCGTTGTAGTTGAGATTCAGTTCTTTGCGCTGCCGACTGCGCCGACTCCGCTGCCGACTGCGCCGACTCCGCTGCCGACTGCGCCGACTCCGCTGCCGACCGCGTTGCCGACCGCGCCAACTCCGCTGCCGACCGCGCCGACTCCGCTGCCGACCACGTTGCCGACTCCGCTGCCGACTCCGTTGCTAACCACGCCGACCGCGCCGACCGCGCTGCCGACCGCGTTGCCGACTCCGTTGCTAACCACGCTACCGACCACGTTGCCGACCGCGCCGACCGCGCCGACTCCGTTGCCGACTCGTCGCTTGAAAGAAGCCAGTCAATAACGCTTTGAATAGTGGTGCGGCACTGGATAGCGTAAGGTTCGTTATTACCTTCCAAACGTGTGAGATTGCGGCGTTGAATCGTGACTAGAAATCGGTTCTTAACTGGTTCGAGATCAACGCCAGGTGAAACAGCTTCCAACAAATCAGTACCGAACTGGGGTGCTTCACTTTTCGGTAAACCTTCGAAGATCCGATCAGCAAGAAAGGCGAGCCACTCAGGCCACCCAAGTTCGATCGGAAAACGCGCGTGCTTGTAGTCATCGAGGGTGCAACCCACGAAACATCCGCGGCCATTTTCGAAACCCTGCCCTTGAATGACTTCATCGGCAGCGCGATGCGCAGCAAAACGTGCTGTGTACTTCGCTTTGACTGCAGGGTCGTTGTGATAAGCAATGAGTGTGGTCATCGTGTGCTCCTTGACTGTTTGAAGAGAGGGCAGGCATTACTACCAGTTTGGGAGTAGCCGGCATCCCACGGTGTCTATAGCACTGCCCCCTCATCAAACAGCCCGTAAGGGCTGCATCTCTCAAGTCAGGTCATCACCCGCCGGTGGGTTGAGTTGCGTCTCAAGTTCTTTCAAGAAATCTGCGTAATCTTCAGGTTTCAAGTCTTTCGCCGTCTTAGCTTTATAAACAGCCAAAGCAGAAACTGCCTCAGCACGTTTGTTTGCTTTAAGTGCAGCGCCGATCGCTTCGTTGACAGCACTGATATCAACCGCATTAACTGGTGCGCTCGGTTCGGGCGCAGCGGCTGGTGCTGCAGTAGGCTTGGTAGCCGCAGCTTTGGGCTTTTCCTTCGTGGCCGCTAACTCGACAAGCTTTGGGTCTTTGGGCGTCAATATGATAGGTAGCCCATCAGGGTGGCGAAGCTTTGCCAGGGCTGTGATGGCCTCTTCGGTTGAGCCGAATGTGATCGTGACTGAGACGCTGCTCATTTGTTTTTTCCTGGTTGTCTTGCTGGGTTTGTGAGCTGTAAGGTATCACGTGATACAAAAGTCTGTCAAGTGATTTTTTTGCAGAAAAAAGAGACTCGTGTTCTACGTGCCTCGAATCGCCAGATGATCGACGAAAAAAGAGTGTAGACCTAGACCAGAGTTGTATCAAGTGCTAAAGTAAGCCGCATGAAAGTGATCAACTCCAAAACCCCCTATCTCAACAAAAAACTGCTCACCCTATGGGAAAAGCTCACTCGAGAACAACAAGAACGCTTCTCCACGCTCGTGGAGAAATCTCGTGGCTCAATGCGTCACGTTGCTGAAGGCCGGCGCGGCATCAGCTCGGGACTCGCCATCAAGATCGAGAAGGCAAGCGAGACGATGAAGCTCACGCCGCCCCTCTCGCGCATGGGGCTTAACGAAACCTGCAGGCGTTGCGAGTACGCGAGGCGCTGCACCAAGGGAGAAGTGCTTTGATGCTGCCTGAAACAAATGAGATCACGTTGTGTAAAGCGGCTTTGTGCCAAATCCTTGAAGTGCATCTCAACCGCGATCAACCAGCGGCGCACGGGCGTATAGAAGTGTTGAGCCTTCACGAATACGACGGGGTAACTGGTGCTACGTTTCACATCACCACAGGTGCCCGAAAGAAAGCACCTGATGCTGCCTGAGCACTTATTGCAAGTCGTCTTACCGAAAAACGAGCTTATGCAGTTGGTCGAGGAATTCGTCAACTTCGTGCAGCTCAGTCTCGAGAAATCGACACGCGTGAAGGTTGACACCATGAGTGTGACGCAGAGCGATGACGGGTGCCAGCTGACACTTGCGTTCGTGATGACAGTGCCTGCGATCACGAACCTAGAAGCTGCCAAGGGCGTGCACTGATGGAGGAGATCACGCCTTACATGCTCGGCGCTGGCGACACAGCCACGGGTCGTCTTTTAACGCAGCCTGCAGTCATATCACTCACGCTAGACCCAACAAAACTGTCTAACCAGCCGGTGCACCGCGGCATCGCGCTGCTGGCTCGTTTGCGTGAGCGCGGCATCCCCGCATCAGGGGTGCTGAGCGTTGAGGGTGTGGATTACGGCACGCTTTCGATCAGTTCCCCCGACCTTTGCACTGGCGAAGTGCTCTACATCTGGGTCGATCAGCCCGTGGTTTAAGTCGCGGGTTTACCGCTTGATACAAGTGCGGCGTAGGAGCTATCCTACTGATCCGCTAAAGCCGCGGTCAGCGTAAGAGCGGCGCTCAACGAAAGACTTGGGGCCGTCTCTTGAAAATCCTATCCGCTATGCACTCCTCGTTGGAGAAGTGCCTTTGATCCCCGCTGAGTTGCGGGCACTCAAGGGATGGTTACTGTGGAAGCTCGAACAGCACACCGACGAACCCAAACCTCGCAAGGTGCCGTACTACACCAACGGCCGGCGCCGCCGCGGTGTGCAGGGCTCACCAGAGGATCGACAACACTGGGCCACGTTCAATGAAGCCGAAGCCGCGCTGCGAGACGACCCCAGTTACCAAGGCTTAGGACTGGCGCTCTCGCCTGAGTGGGGCATCGTGGGCCTCGACTTCGATGCCTGCGTAGATCCTGAGGGCAACGTCAATCCTGCGGTGATGGCCGCTACCGAGGACACCTACAGCGAGTACTCACCCAGGGGCGCAGGTGTCCACGCGTTTCTCACGGGCGTGCTGCCTGACAAAAAGTCGCGGGCTGGCGCAGAGCAGTGGGGCTTCGAAGTTTTCTGCTCCAAGGGTTTCCTGACGATGACCGGGCGCCCGACGCCGGCTGCTGAGCTTATCGGCTGGGACACGCTCAGCCACGTTAACGGCGCCATCACTGAGCTGTTTGCCGCCCGTTTCGGCTCAAACGACATCGTAGTGCACGACCACGTGCGCAGCGACATCGAACCGGAAGGCTTGACCGACGATGACCTACGCCAACTATTGAATTGGCATGATCCTGACGCCCCTTATATGTCCAAGAGCATAAGTGAGGGCTCTTGGATGGGCGCCGGCATGGCACTGCACCATGAATGCGAAGGCGATCGGCGTGGCCTCGATCTGTGGGACGAGTACAGCGCACGTGGGTTGAAGTACGCCGGCCGTGAATTGCTCGAAAGCAAATGGTTCGGTTTCGGCAAAGAATCCGGCCGCGCGGTCACGACAGCACGTTGGCTGCGCACCGTCGCGGAGGCACGCTCCAATGGCCTTGCTATCGACGCCAACGCATTCAGCGACCTCACAGCGCCGCCAAAAGCGGGCGATCCTCCTGAGCTGCCGCCGTTCGTGCGCGAGCGATCTGGTGTGATCCTGGCCACTGTCGATAACGCAGTGAAGGCTGTCGGCAGACCAGATCTCTGTGGCTTGCGGATCGGCCATGATGAATTCCGTGACGAGATCACCGTAGCTCGGCCTAACACCAATGAGTGGCGCCCGATGACGGATGCCGACGTCGTGCAGCTGCGTATCGCGCTCGAGCGCATGCGGTTCAAAACGGCACCGAAGGATCTCGTGCGCGACGCCGTGGTGCTCGTTGCGACGCAAAACAAATATGACAGCGCGCAGCTTTGGCTCAGCAGCTTGGTTTGGGACGGTGTGCCACGGGTTGAGAGTTTCTTGCAGAGCTACCTTGGCTGCAAAGACACCCCCTACACGCGTGCAGTTTCGCTCTACACCTGGACAGCGCTTGCCGGCCGCGTGGTGCAGCCGGGGGTGAAGGCTGACATGGTGCCGATTTTCGAGGGGGCCCAAGGCATCAAGAAGTCGTCAGCAATCGAAGCGATGTCGCCGGATCCGGAATTCTTTGTCGAGATCGATCTCGCTGAAAAAGAGGATGACACGGTGCGCAAGCTCCGCGGCGCGCTCATCGCGGAAATCGCAGAGCTCTCAGGTCTCCACACACGGGATCTTGAGGGTATTAAGAAGTTCGTGGCGCGTAAAACCGAGAAGTGGGTGCCTAAATACAAAGAGTTTCCCTCGACCTTCAAACGGCGTTTGATATTCATCGGCACCACAAACCGCACCGAGATACTGGCTGATGATACTGGCAACAGGCGTTGGCTCCCGCTCCACGTCGAAGCCGCGGATGTGGAAGCCATCACGCGCGATTGCTGCCAGCTCTGGGCCGAAGGCAAGATACTTTTCGAGGGTAAGTTACCGAGTATCCATGCGGGCGGCGTCGCGTGGCGTGAGGCTGAAAAGCTAGCCAACGCAGAGCACGGCGCCTACGCCATGAACGATGCTTGGGATGAGCGCGTTAACGCATGGTTAGAGGCACCAAACGAGCTGATTCCGGGGGCTGTTTTAAACGGCGAAACACTGTTTTCGACTAGCGATGTGCTCGCCGGAGCGGTCGGTTTGATCGGAAAAGAGATGAACCGGGCCGTTTCTAATCGAATTTGCACAATTTTGCGTGGTTTTGGGTACGAGCACAAACTTGTACGTAAAAACGGGTGTGTCTTGCGTGTTTGGTCAAAAACGTAACGCAGTAACACATCCGTAACGCAGGATGTGTTACACAAAACGCTTAATGAAATCAACAACTTATGAGGCTTGTAACGCTGTAACACATCTTTCTTTATGTTAAGGTTAAAAAGAGAAAAACAGGGCTGTTACATCTGGTTACCTTACTCAGCAAAGTTCCCGAGAAAACGAGTGTTACATGCGTTACATGCGTTACAGTGTTACGCTTTTTTCTGCAAGATGTAAGAAACGGCATGCAAAATTCCGCATCGCGTGGTCAGATGAAGAAAAAAGCAACGATGCCGACCACAACACAGAAGACGAGCATCGAATCGTCGATGGACCAATTTGCGGCCCGCCAGCAGTGTTCGAGCGGGCAGGCGTAGTCAATGTCCTGCGACCTCATCGGAGAGCCTGCAAGAGCGTTTTGAGAGCCTCTGACCAAGCACCGGTGGCGACCAGAGAAGTACCGATGAAGATCCAAAATTCGAATTGGGTTCGAGTTAGCATGATGGGGTGTCCTTTAATTTGAATTGTGTAGTATTCAAAGGTATTGAACCGTATACATTGTCGTGTGACCAGAAACGTATTGTGTAAACTTTTGGTTCTAGTTTGTCGACTAAGCGAACGCATTTACCGACCCACCCGAAGGTAGGAGTATTTTGGTCTGTGACTTCGACTACTTTGCCTACTAAGTGGTTTGAGGTTTTCATAATTTATCTCCGTGCGGGATGATGATAATTTGGCCATTACCTATTTTGCCATCAAGGTTTTTAAAAACATGATGCGCAATTTGAAGCAGTTTGTCGTCTTTAAGAAAAGCTTCAGGCTCATTTGTGCGCACTAGCACTATTTCTTCGTGTTCGTTTGCCCATACGACCCGGCGAACATTTTTGGTTTTCATACCGTTTCCGATACTGTACTTTTCCGTTCTAAAGCAACGGTAGCGAGTGGTTCACCGTTGAATTTCGCCATCAGGTCAGCGTTTTGGGAAGCCCATACGATGATGCTGCCGATGGAGCGTGACATGTCACCTCGGATTGACCACCAGCTTGTGTACATGTCTTCAGGCTTGGGCATCGGTAGGCACATGACTTTCCCTCGTGGGCCGATGTTCACCAGGGCGAGATGCGTTTTGCCTTCTAATGTGAATTGAACGAGAGACTCACCGATAGGAAGATGGTGATCAAATTTCACGCGTTGTTCGAGGGTTTTCATGTTAGTAATCTCCGAAAGTGCAGATAACAGCACAACGACTTTGTTTTTAGAGCGAATACCAACCGATGCCGATTTCTGTAAGCCCGCGGCAGTGTTCAATCTTGCCGCTGTCCATCAGCGCAACTGCAAACGAGCCCCATGAGTTAGAGGCTTGGCATAACACCGTGCCTGCATCATCCTTGGGCGTATTGCCTGGACCGCATACAACCCCAACACGTGGACCTGAGGCCGGGAGAAGTTTTGCAGTGGTTGTCATGATGTTTTCTCCTGTGAAGAATCTGTATCACTTGATACAACACCTCTATAGTGCTCCTCTTGCAGAATTTTGCAACGATAGATCTGTTATAGAAACGTGAATTCTTATGTTGCAAAACACTGCGATAAGCACCTACATTTCACCTTTATGAAACTTTGGCCTGCAGAATCAACGACTTACGAACCTAACGTAGGCGGCTTTGTCGCTGAATTTCCGTCAGGAGCGATGAAATCGGTCGCGTGGCGAACAGGCGCACCGATTGAGCCGACGATTGATGCTGCCAAAAAGTACACAGCAGACCTCATCACAGCACTGCAAAAAGAAGGTCTCAGCGATGATCTCAACCGCACGAATTGGACGAGTGCCGTAGCAGCAATTCAGCACATCATTTCGCAGTGGAACGAGAAGTTGCGAACGCGCCTTTATGCCACGCCTGTCCAATGAACGGCATGAAGCTTTCTGCCGCCATTACCTTAAAACGTGGAGCTTTCAAGAAGCTGCCTACGCGGTTGGTCTTACGGCTCAAAGGGGGCGTGAGATCGCTTTGCAAAACGACGTGGCAACTCGCATTAGTGAGCTCAACGACGCCATGTTAAAAGCCTGTGACATCACTGCGAAACGCATCATGATTGAGCTTGGGCGCGTGGCTTTGAGTGATATTCGGGGTATTGTTGATGAGCGCGGTCGCCTGAAGCCGCTCAAAGATCTCGATGATGATGTTGCGGGCGCGCTCGCCAGCATTGAAATCGAAACGCGTATGGAGCGTGATGGTGAAGAGCTTGATCTCGTGACCGGCGAGATGCGACCGAAATTCATCAGTGTGCAGACGGCCAAAATCAAGCGCTATGACAAGAATCCAGCGTTGAACATTCTCGCCAAGCACTTCAAAATCGTGGGTGATGAAGGCGATGGAGTTAACGCTTTGGCGAACGCACTGTCAGATAGACTCAAGCTTGCGCGCAAACGTGTTGTCGCGCTCCCCGATTCAACCCAGGAGATCGATGATGTTGCCTTCAAAGACAAGCACGTTCAGCGGCGCGCAAGTGAGTGATGTGAAAGCCAAGCAGTTCCGCAATCAAGCTACCGGCATTGGTCAAAGCCGCGGCATGAGCGAAGCAACAGGTGCGGTGCGCAGTTTGCGTGTGATTGATTGCGCTCCGAAGTCGCAGCTTGTGGTTGCTGATCGCAGTTACCCGCGTCCAACCCCATTGATGAATCCTGACGGCACGATGCTTGATGCTGTCACCGGCCTGCCGTGGAAACAGGTGCCAGCGCTTGGCGGTCCGAACTGAGAAGTAATCTCCCGCGCAGCCCCGGCACAAAGCTGCAAACCCAAAGCGGTATTCGGCCGGAGGGCGTCAAGGTTCCGGTTCGCATGGTCGAGATCACGAACGCGGCAATTCAAGGCTCGCCAATCGATGAGTTGCTCGACCAGCTTGCAAGCTTCAGCTTAGACCCGCTTGGTTTTGTGCGCTGGGCTTTCCCTTGGGGTGAGCCTGGCACCGAGCTTGAGAACGAACTCGGGCCTGAGCAATGGCAAGTCGATCAGCTTGATCGCATCGGGCAGAAGCTGCGTGCCGGTGGCGAGCTCGGGTGTGTGATTGAAGAGGACATCAGCTCCGGCCACGGTGTCGGCAAGTCAGCGCAAGTGAGCTGGCTTATCCTGTTCGCGATTTCGACGCACGAGGACACACGCGGCGTTGTCACAGCCAACACCGACACGCAGTTGCGCACCAAGACGTGGGCCGAGCTTGCTAAGTGGTTTCAACTCTTCATCGCTAAGAGCTTTTTCAAGTTCACAGCCACGAGCATTTACATCAATAACGACCCCGTGCGTGAGAAAGCATGGCGGGTCGACGCGGTGCCTTGGAGCGAGAACAACACTGAAGCATTCGCTGGCTTGCACAACAAAGGCAAGCGCATCTTGGTGTTGTTCGATGAGGCATCGACGATCGCTGATCTCGTGTACGAAGTGACACGCGGTGCGCTCACCGATGCCGGCACGCAGATTATTTGGTTGCGCTACGGAAATCCAACGCGAACGAGCGGTGAGTTTTTCAAGATGTGTACGCAGCCTAAGCGCAGCGCGTATCACCGCGTTGATGCACGCAACGTGAGGTTTACGAACAAGGGCAAGATCCAAGAGTGGGTCGAGGATTATGGCGAGGATTCCGACTTCGTTCGGGTGCGTGTCAAGGGCATGTTTCCGCGCGCCGGCACTGCCAACTTCATCAGCCCTGAATTGGTGATGCAAGCACGTCGACGACGCGTGCCGTTGCTTGCCTATCAAGCTTTCCCGAAAGTCTTGGCTGTTGACCCAGCACGATTCGGAGATGACTTCAGTGTGATCACACTGCGTCAAGGTATCAAGGTGCATTGGCAAGTCAAGCTATCGGGCTTCGACGGTCCTGATTTAGCAAGCCGCATCTTCGCGATCCTGCGCGGCGATCTCGATTCACCGAACAAAGCTTCGCGCCACGATGCTCAAGGTGCTGCGTGCATCGTTTATGACGCAATCGGCAACGGTGCTGATCTCGACAGCGCACTGCGCCGCATGGATGGCCTGCCGTTGCTGGTTCCGGTGATGTGGGGTCAGCCTGCGAAAGACAGCAAGCAGTACTTCAATCAACGCTCTGAAGCGTGGGGGAAGATGCGCGACTTTCTTGAGGAGGGTGAAATCCCCGACGATGATGAGCTTGGTGACCAACTCACGAGCCTCGATTACGGCTATGACGGGCTGTTCCGCATTCAGCTTCAAAGTAAAAAAGACATGAAGAAAAACGGGGGTAAATCTCCTGACTGCGCTGACTCACTTGCTCTATCCTTCATCCCTGAGTTGATTGACCGCAAGATGGTGAACGCGGTCGCCCGGCCCGTTAGACGACGGCAGGTAGTGTGGAGTAAGTAATGGCCCCTTATCAGCAACGCGTTGTTGTCGAGAAGCAAGAGCTCGATGACCGCATTGCGAAGCTCGATGCCTTCATCAAAGGCAACCTGTTCGAAATTCTGCATGTGCAAGAACGTGAGCGGTTGATACGTCAACTCGTGTTGATGGTTAAACTCTCCGCAGTGCTTGATGAGCGCATCGTTTACTTTCCGAAGGCTTGACCATGAACATTCTTGTGACTTTGTTGCTTGCGTTGATCGTTGTAGGGATCGTGTGGTGGGTTGCGGAGGTGATCCCGTTTCCTGGCCCACCTTGGATTTGTCGGGTGATTCAAGGTCTCGTTGCTTTGATCATTGTGATTTGGGTAGCGCAGCGAGTCGGCTTGAACCTGTAGCGCTTCGCGCGTTCGTCCTACATCGTGTCCGATCGGTGAAGCCTACATTGAGGGTTCTACCCTCTTTGAAAGGCATCTCATGGATAAGTCCGCTTCAATGCACCTTGCTGACTCTGCGAAGTCAGCAAACCCCGCTAACCCTACTGGTCGTGACTATCATGCGCCGCACGAGCCTAAGCCTGCACATTCACTAAACGACCCATTGCAAACGGTTGCACCGAATCCGAAAACCGGTGCCACGCTTCTTAATCAAGATCCTAAGTTCGGCAATGCCACTGAGAGTCGTGCACTCAATGCAGACGGTACGTATAGAGATAAGGTTGACGGCCGTACGCTCAACGCAGATGGCCAGGTGCTCAACGCTGACGGTACATACGGGGACGGCGTTCACAATGCTGACGGCACGCTGCGCAACCCTCCTTTTAAGGCATCCGCGACGCACAACGCAGACGGCACAATCCGTAAGCGCGTGTAAAATCGCACGGTCTGCTATCTAGAGAAACTCGAAACTGCGAACCTTCAATCGCCCGCCACTAGCGGGCGTTGTCGTTTTTAGCTCTACCGCGGCATAATCGGCCCTGACGAGCAACCGGCTACCCATGCTCACCACTTGGTGACACTACGCATGGCGACAGCTAACCCGCTCGTTCGATCCCTTGGCCTTCAGCAGTTGCTTACACGTGACGCTGAGAAACCTCCTGAAGCGCAATCGATTGACGACATCGGGTCGTTATCAGCGCTCGCGAGCCATTGCCGCGCAGCGTGGGGCCGCAACAAACTCGCCAAACAAAAAATCGATCTGAAGCTGCTTGACTGCTTGCGCGCGCGCCGCGGTGTCTACAGCGCAAGCGCGCTTGCAGCAATGCAGTCTGCCAACAGCGGCATGAATATCGTGTGGGCTGATTTGACGGAAACCAAAAGCCGCGCAGCATCGGCTTGGATTCGTGAGATCGTGCTGCCAGTGGGTGAGCAGCCGTGGGGTGTTGACCCGACGCCGATCCCCGAACTGCCTGATCAACTTAAGAACGGTATCGTCAGTGCAGCTTTGAACTCCGCAAAGCAGGCCATGCAACAGAACGCGCAGGCAGGCGGCGCGGCAATGAGCAAAGAGGAATTCCGTGCGCTTGCCTTACAAGTTGGTGATCAGCTCCGCGATCAAGCCGAGGCGGCGGTTTCAAAAGAAGCCGAGAAACGCGCGTTGCGTATGGAAAAACAAATCGCTGAGCGACTCGATAAGGGCGGTTACGAGCCAGCGATGGACGCTTTCGTAGAGGACTTCGTCACCTACCCCGCAGCGATTCTCAAAGGCCCGTTCTACCGTCGTCACAAAGAGCTTGAATGGGGCACGGGCTTTATACCGAAGGTCTCCAATAACCCGGCGCAAAGCTGGGAACGCGCAAGCCCATTTGACTGCTATCCAGCGCCGAGCGCGCGCACCCCGCAAGACGGTGATTTCATTGAACGTATTCGGTTTCGTCGGGAAGAGCTCCACGATTTGAAAGGTTTGCCCGATTACAAAGACGACCAAATTGATTCGGCGCTGCGTGACTACTCGAACGGGCATCTTGAGGGGTGGTTGTGGACCGAGGCGGAGCGTCAACGGCTCGAGCAAGAAAGCCTGTACATGTGGCTTTCACCGCCGGGCGTGATCGATGCGTTGAATTACTGGGGCAGCGTGCCCGGCTGGAAACTGCTGACTTGGGGCGTCGTGAGTCGCAAAGGTTTCGAGATTGAAGAGACGCAGGAGTATGAGTGCAATGTGGTGGTGTGTGGCCGCTACGTTCTCTACGCTGCGCTTAATCCACACCCCTTGCATCAGCGACCGTATCGCAAGGCTTGCTATGACGAGATCCCCGGTGCGTTTTGGGGTCGATCGATTCCTGACTTGTGCTCCACGAGCCAGAAGATGTGCAACGCGATCGTGTGTGCGCTTGCAGACAATCTCAGCATGGCAAGCGGCCCGATGGTGTGGGTGCACGCTGATCGTTTCGCCGACGGCGAAAACTCGGTCGAGATTTTCCCTTGGAAGATTTGGCAGCTTAAGAGTGACCCAACGCAGGGAACGAATCCCGGTGTCGGGTTCTTCCAGACTGATGACCGATCAGCTAATTTGATGTCGACTTACGAGCAATGGGAAGTGCGCGCCGATGACGCTACCGGTATACCGCGCTACACCTACGGTAACGAGAACGCAGGCGGCAGCGCGGACACGGCCACAGGTTTGAGCATGCTGATGAACAACGCAGCCAAAGGGCTGCGGCGCGCGATCAGCAACATCGATTTGAACGTGATCGCTCCAACGATCAGCGACACGTTCACCTATGAGATGCTTTACAACAACGATGAGTCGATCAAGGGCGACTGCGTGGTTGTGCCGCGCGGGGCAGCGGCGATCCTGATCAAAGAATCGGCGCAACAACGTCGTACGCAGTTCTTACAAATGGTGGTGGGCAGTCCGGTCATCACCGGCATTCTTGGGCCGAAGTACATCGCCAACATCGTGCGTGAAGTGGCTGCAGCGATGGAACTGCCGGTCGGCGACTGCGTGCCGAGCGAGGACGAGGTCGAGCAACAGATCGAGGCTCAAAAACAAACCGCAATGGCGCAACAGCAAATGCAATTGCAAGCTCAGCAGGGGATCTTGCAAACCAAAGAGACAGCGATTGCCGCACGAGAACAGCAAGCGATCAACACCCGCACAACGGGTGACATCATCAATGCTGCGGTAACAGCTGCACTCAAAGGGCACCCCATTTCAGGGGCCAGTGCGACGCAAGCGGCGCAGTCTGCACAAGCCTCGGCGGGCGCTGCACAAGCTGCGCTGCCGGCCGCAGCACCTACTGCGCCAGCGGGGCCGTGACAATTTCGGCATAAACCCATTTTTCGGCAATCTGCATGCCTATTGACGGCACCGACCGGGTTATAGACAATCCGCCACATGCATTTGGATGCAACGCAACTCGGTTTTCTGGGTAGATTGGGGAAATCACCAGACGGGCAGCAGCTGATGATGCTGATCAAGGCAGAGATCGAAGGGTGCAACGAGCGGTTGCGCAAACTCTCTGGTGACGAACTTCTGCGAGAGCAGGGTAAAGCGCGTTACCTCGATGAGTTTGCGAAACGTTTCAAGTAATTCTCAAGTCTGCCCGTACTGTGCCAAGGCGATCCCCCCGTCTTGCGGCTCAGGCGCCTAATCGGGAACCGCATTCCGCATCCCTGACGAATCCCAAGCATTTTTGCTGGATCGTGGAGAACTGAATGCAGCCTAACCAGGCACCGAATGAAACTCGTCTCCCTCACCAGGTTGTGCGTCGTTCCGCGGCAATTACCGCGCGCTACACGAAACCCGATGAACCGGCGGCCCTGAATCCTGCAGAGCAAACACAAGTTGCGTCTGCTAATACCTCAGCTGAAACTCAAACACCGGCAGCGAATGCTGATCCTCGTGACACCGACCCGGCTTATTGGAAACAACGCTGGTCAGTCACCTCGGGCATACTGAACCGAGAACGAGAAGATCGCAAAACGCAAGTCACCGCTTTGAATCAGCAACTTTCTGAACTGCAAGAGAAAAGTCGTACTCCCCAAGTCAGTGCAGCGGCGCCGAAAGTTGATCTCTCGACCTTCTTTACGGAAGATCAGCGAAAAGCCTACGGTGACGAACAGCTAGAAGCGATGGCGCAAACGGCGATGAAAGCCGCTGAAGCTAAGTCACGCGAATTGATTGACGCGGCCGTGAAGCCACTTCAACAGGAACGCGAGCAGGCTAAGGCGGATCAAGTCACGCTGGCTAAGCAGCGGTTTGTAGATCGGCTCGTTGAGCTGTATCCAAACTACGCTGCTGTTGATGTCGATCCGCGCTGGCTCGCCTGGCTATCGGAAGAGGACGATAACGGTGTGCAACGCCAGACTATTTTGGACATCCACATTCGCAAAGGCAATGCCGATGCGTGTGCCAAGATGTTCAAAGCTTGGGAGAAAACAGCGACGCGCCCCGCGCCGACTGTATCGCCAAGCGGGTCAGGAGCTTCACCAGGTAACGACGCCGCGCCGCCCGACACTGCCGCAGTGACAGGCATGACGCCGTTGAAGCCAGGCGAGATCAAAGCGTTTTACACCCGTGCAGCGCAGAACAAGGTAACGGATTCGGAACGAGCAACATTTGATGCCCGATTGAAGCTGACGCACGCCAGTCGTTGACTGGTGTAAATCACATCCTTTCGGAGAGCAAAAATGAGTGGAGTTCCGCGCGCGTCAGGCGTACCTGACTACGGACCATCTGGCACAGTCAACTTCGACCCGGAGTTGTACAGTGGCAAGCTGGTTGAGAAGTTTTACAAAACTACGGTCTTTGGCGAGATCGCGTCGACAGACTATGAGGGTGAGATCGCGGGCTTTGGCGCGCAGATTAAAATCCGCACGATCCCTGACGTAACGGTCTCGGATTACGTGATCGGTGCCGGCCTCACGCCGCAGTACCCGGTCAACAACAGCGTCACGCTGGCGATCGACCAAGCCAAGAGCTTTGCTGTGGCTCTGTCCACGGTCGACTCACGGCAGTCCGATCTCGACCTCGCAGACGTGTTCGCGAACGACGGCTCGATTCAATTGCGCATTGCGGCTGATGCCGACATGCTCGAGACAATCCCAGCCGAAGTGTCTGCGTTCAACAGCGGTCAAGATGCCGGCGTCGATTCAGGCAACATCAATCTCGGCACCTCTTCGACGCCGGTTGTTCTTGACAAGACCAACATCCTTGACTTCATTGTCTTGTGCGGTCAGGTTTTGGACGAACAGAACGTGTCAGACGAGGGCCGTTGGATGGTGGCTGCACCGTCGTTCATTGCTGCTGTCAAGACAAGTGATCTGCGGATTGCTTCGTTGGCCGGCGATGGCGTCTCGATCATGCGCAACGGTAAGGTCGGTGAGATTGATCGCTTCACGATGTACCAGTCGCGTAACCTGCTTAAGCAAACGTCACCAGGCCCTGCTCAGTACCTCATGTTCGGTCACAGCGCTGGCTTGACGTTCGCGAGCCAGATCGTTGAGTGCCAGATGATTGACAACCCTAACGACTTCGGGTACATCATCCGTGGTCTGATGGTGTTTGGCTATGAAGTCATTGGTCCGAACTACGTCGGTACAGCGGTTGTCAACGCTAGCGTCAGCAACCCCTGAAAGTCGTTTTCGTAACTCTAGGAGCTTTCTATGAAGACCAAAAACCCATACGGCGCTAACTACCAAGTTAAGGTGCCCCCTGAAACGATCCAAGCTGAACAAGCGCAAGCTGCGAAAAAGGCAAGTGCTCGGTATCCGAATCCGCCGCTTGGCCCAGAGCAGACCAACGGCCAGCAGGGCAAGATCAAAATTCGGGCTTTGACGCCCGGCACTTCGCCCGCCGGCTCCTAAGCCTAACTCGCAATAAGAACTCCGGCGCCCTCGTGGCGCCGGTTTTTTGATCTCAAAACAGGGAAACACGATGGCAACGATGAAGAAAAAGCCAATGATGGGCGCCAAGAAAAAAGCAGTAACAAAAGCTGCGTTCGAGAAGTCAGGAATGGATAATGACAAGGGCGTCAAAGAGGGTTCGAAAGAGGATAAAGCTCGCGACAAAAAGCAGTTCGCGGCCTTCAAGAAAAAGATGAAAAAATAACTTCGAGCTTGGTCGGCAAAGTGTCGATCAAGCTCCGATCAAACGGAGCAAACCCATGATCACCGAACAGCAAGAACGCAACCTATCCAACGCCAGTGCGAACGTGAAGCACAAGCAGGACAAGGTCAACCCACACGTTATTAACATCCACGATGGTCGGTTGATGCCCAACACACCGCGGCTACGAGTCCACAAGGATTACCGGATTTATACGGGGCCTAAAGGCCCGGATATCGGTGCCCCTGAGCGGCTACGCTGGCTGGCTGGTGCGCTGAGGCAACTGCCGATGAAGGTTGTGAACAGCAAAGCTGAAGCCGACACGTTTGACGTTGGCACTGCGACCAAGGATGAGCTTGTTGTGTTCGCGCAGGATGAGTTTGGTCACGTGCTTGATGCTTCGAAAGACGTGCGCACGTTGCGCAAAGAAGTCATGGCACTAGCTACTTCAGTGGCTGAGAGCGAACTGACGTGACCCTTGCGTCAACGCTTCTAGGGGAAGTCTCTGCCACGTTGCTTGATGAGAGCGGCACGACGTGGACGAGTGCGGAGCTGTTGACGTACCTCAATAACGGGATTGCGCAAGCGTGCGGCACGTTGCTTGACATCTACGTGGTTGCCAACGAGGTGGCGCTCACAGCCGGGGTGCGTCAGGTGTTGCCTGCTGACGGGCTCATGCTGATCGATATTCCGCGCACGGGTGACGGCACCGCAGTGACGCAGCAGGCAATGAACGAGCTGGCACGTACGCGACCCAGCTGGCCGAACGATCCGGCATCGGACACGATCAGCTATTTCATGTATGACCGACGTTCGCCAAAGACTTTCCTTGTCTATCCCGCTGCCACCGGTGCGGGCACGGCCGAGCTGGTGTACGCCGCAACGCCGCCCGTGATGAATTACCTGGCTGATGAGATCCCGATCGATGCAACGTTCAACACGGCGTTATGGGCTTATGTGTTGGGGATGGCTTACTCCAAGAATTCAAAACGGCAAGACATGACAAAGGCAACGAGCTACATGGGTCTTTTTACATCGATCCTTGACTCGTGGAAGAAAACTAAAGACAGCATGGTTGCTCCCCCTGATCTTGTGGGGAGCCGTTGATGCAAGTTTCGACCATCCTTGATGACGTGCGTACGCAGCTCTTTGACCCAGCGCCGGGAGTTGGTTGGACTGATCCCGAGTTGATGACCTACCTCAATGAAGCATTGACGGCTACGGCATTCGTAAAGCCTGATTGCTACGTCGTTGAAACCCCATTCACGCTCGCGGCCGGCATGATCCAGAATTTGCCATCCGACGGCGTGGCGCTTATCGATGTGCCGCGCAATAGCCCGAATGGCCGCGTCGTGACGCAAGTCGATAAAGAACTGCTTGATGAGTCCAATCGGTTTTGGCCGGCTGGGACGATGCAAGCGCAAGTCGAGCACTACACCGAAGATCCGCGCAACCCGCGACGTTTTGTTGTGTTCCCCCCGAACAATGGTGCGGGTGTTGTTGACTTGATTTACGGGGCTGTGCCGCCGACAGTCACCTACGATGCGGAAGAGCTTTCGATTCCTGACTCATATCAGCATGCGCTGACCGTGTTTGTGCTATCGAAGTGCTATAGCAAGGCTTCTGCTCGGCAAAGTCCGCAGAAGGCTCAGGACTTTATGAAGCAGTGGGGGCAAATGTTGGGCATGAAGTCGCAGGCGCAGATTGCGATCGCACCGAAAGTCGATGCGTCACCGGGAACGACATGATGGTTAATTGGTATCGCAAGCATCGGCGCATGGTTGACGACTTCGTAGCTGTAGCTGCGCTTCTCGCAGGTTACCTGCTTTGGAAGTTGCTATGAATACAGTCAGCGTTAATGACTATTTGGCCAACGTAGCTCAGGTTGCACGCAAGTGCCCTACCGCTACATTGCGCCATGCTTACATGCGCGCGTTTCGTGAGTGGTGCCAGCAAACGCAATGGTTGCGATTAAATATCCCGGGGGCTACTGTGGTCGGCATACGTCAGTACGCGTTGGGAAACGACCCACAGCTCGACATCATGGGCGTTTTCGCGATGCAGGGCTCGCAGAGTCAGCAGCAAGGTATTCAGTATTGGCCGATCGTGCCCAGCGACTCAGGGCAATGGGATCCGAATATGAAGCCTGGCATGCCGGTGCGGTTTCAGTACATCGCGGAAGCGCAGTTTTCGGTTGATCCGATTCCTTCTCAGATTTACGAACTGCTGATCACGCTCATTTTGGCACCGAAAGAAGCCGCGGTGAACGTGCCTGAGTCACCGCTTATCAAATACAGCAACGATATCGAAGCCGGCGCGCTTGAGTACTTGCTCGGGCTACCCGGCATGCCGTGGACTGACAAGCAGACTGCGATGATGAAGGGCCGCGAGTTTCGTTCCGGCATCTCCAACGGCAAAGCTGAAGCGCAACGCAATTACAACGTCGGTTCGCAACGCGCGCGTCAACGTCAATTTCTCGTTTGAGAGAACAGCATGCCCTCTTTTAGTGTCACCCCCGTCGGTCCTTTCCCGCCGTCGACTGACGACGGTTTTCCACAATTTTTGCAGTGGCAAACGCAGGGCTACGACCTCGGTGGCCCGGATGTCGACACCGTTGATATCAATACGGGGTTGACAGCTACTCGCGGTGTCGGGGAAAGCGCGAACGTCTTAACAATAACTGCTGACGGTATTGGCATCCAAATTGATGGCGTGACGCAAGCTCTGGTCAGCACGTTGAATATCGGCAGCGGGATCGGCGTAACTGTTTCCGGTGACGTTGCTACACTTACTATTGCAGCGCCACACTTGATTTGGGAAGATGTGCCGGGCGACTATACGTTGCAACTTTCCGATGCTGAAAACGGCATTTCGACAAGTGGTACGACTGGTATACAGACTGTTTTCATCCCGGGTGACACAGGTGACCCAACGATTGACTTCATTAACGGCCAATCAGTTTTAGTGTTTCAGGAGGGCGCTGCGCAGATTGAATTTACGCCTGTCTCAGGTGTGCAGCTGCTTTATCGAATCGATCAGTTCTTACCGTTTTCTGCGGGTCAAGGCGCAACGCTTACTTTGGTTAAGCGTACAGCAAATACGTGGATTCTTTGCGGCGACATGGCCGCGTTGAGCTGATGCGTGCTGTTCGCGCGGGAGCGCGCATGCCCCATGATCCGCCGCCTGTATTCGGGCCGGCGCAGATGTACCTACCCTCGTTGTTAGGGACCGCATCTGTGCTTGCGTTGTCAGATAACAATCTTATTGCGGAGCATACGGGAGTAGGATCAACTTGGCGCGCCGCTAATATCACTGATCGTTTTGGGAGTACAGGTCTCTACCAGATAACAGATAAAAGGTATTTTGAATTCACTTTTAACGGCCCTGAGCACATGGGCGCGTCTATAGGTTTTGTTTCTTGGGCTAACGCGAATGACGGGAGTGCTAATCCCGCCTCACGACAAACTTACATGGCTACGAGTAACTTTGTCGGGGGAGTGCATCCGGGTTTATGGACTGACGGGGCTAACGGCGCGGATAGTCAATACGGTACAGCTCTCGGGGCAACCATCATGGTTGCTATAAACGGAGAAAATGGGCATGTATTTTTCGGTTATCAAGGCGCGTGGTTGGGTTCGCAGAATCCTACTCTAGATATAAATCCTGCATTAACGCTCCCGGATCAAGATTTTGTGGGGACTATCGCGAGTTACGATGGGGGTGTTATAGGAGGGCCATCGTTTTTTCAAGCGCGTTTAGGACTCGACATTCTCTACCCACTTCCTACCGGGTATCGCCCCTGGGCACGCGTGTCATGACAGCCCACATCGTCAATGCTTTCCGCGGTGAAGTGCCGCTGATGACACCGCGGGAGCTGCCGGATAATTCTGCGCAAGCCGCGGTGAATGCTCGACTTTTTACTGGCGATTTGACAGCGTTTCGTCAGTTTTTGATGACGCAAGGGCTCGCAAACGACGGACCGGTGCAGACGATCTCGTTGATGGCCGGGCAATATTGGCTTTCTTGGGATCAGCAAGTTGATGTGGCTCGCGGTACGGTGCCCGGTGACACGACATATCGAACTTATCTCACCGGTTTGGATGCTCCGCGCTTCACTAACCTCGCACTGGCGACCACTGGGGCGCAGCCTTACCCTGTTGCTACGCGACTCCTCGGCGTGCCAGCGCCCGACTCGCCGCCGACTTTAGTAGTGGGTATTGACACGACCCCAACGACTTTCTCAGTCAACGTGTTTGACGATGGTAGCGACTTAGCGACCAACTGGACGACTTCATCGTTTTTAAACGTCACCAACAATACGTCGTTTGTGGTGCAGTCGGCCATCACCGGTAACCCAGCGCCGAGCTACGAAGTCGCAATCGAAAACAACGGCGGTACGCCGGCTTACGCTTACCGGAATTTCGGTATTTCAGGCGCCTCAGTTTCGTTCATGAGCTCTGATTTCATGATCGACCCAACGCAAGGCGGTAGCGGGATCGTTGTGGAGATCGGGATCGGGTTAACAGTAACGGGGGCCGGAGCGCGTGTAGGCGTATTCAGTGACATCAGCTCACCCGTGCTTGCTGTGCTCGCCGGTTCCGACTTTGGTACGCAGTCGATTTTGACTTCGATCCCTTTATCCGCGGGCTTGAGCAAAGGGGTTTGGTACACCCTTACAGCGTTGCGCAGCGTCAATGCCGACAACTCGGTCACGGTCACGGCATCGGTTTACCTAGGCTCCGGGCAACTCGGAGCCGTGTCAGCGACGAGCACTTTCGACGCTGGCGACTACTGCGCGCTGCTTGGTGTCACGGGCAACGATCAGAAAGACACTTACTACGACAACATTCTTGTGCAAGCGAGCGGGTCACTCAATGCGGTGATCACTGACGTTGCGACATCGTATGTTGTGACTTTCGTCAATGACTTCGGTGAAGAGAGTGCACCGAGTTTGCCGAGCACAACGATCTTGCGACCGGACGGGGTGACTGTCACGATCACCACGCAAACGAGTGCGCCAACTGGTATCACTGGTGATTACGGCCTTACAACGAAGCGAATCTACCGTGCAGCAACTGGTGCGACGGGGACCGCGTTTTTGTTTTTAGCCGAGATCCCGCTTTCGCAAGCCGATTACATCGACACATCGACGGATGCTGAACTTGGCGAGGTACTGCCCTCAGACAATTGGGAACTCCCGCCTAGCGATTTGCAAGGCATTCTCGCGCTACCCAACGGGGTGATGGTGGGCTTCAGCAATAACGAGCTCTGCTTCAGCGCACAGAATTTTCCGCACGCGTGGCCCGTGGCTTATCGACTCAGCACCGATACGGCCATCGTGGGCATCGGCAACATTGACACCACTGTGGTGATCGGTACGCAAAGCTTTTTGTATGTGGCCTCAGGGAACGACCCGGCTAACTACAGCATGAGCAAGTTCGAAGTACCGCATGCTTGTTCGAGTAAACGCAGCTTTGCATACATCACCGGACTTGGTGTCGTGTTCTCCGGACCGGACGGGTTGATCGTGGTGGCCGGTGTTGGGCAAGCTCGCAACCTTACCGAGAGCGTGTTCACGCGCAGGCAATGGCAAGCGCTTAACCCAAGCAGTATTTTCAGTGTCGCTCATGACGATATTTATTTCATGTTTTGGCAATCTGGATCCGCCCAGGGTTGCTACGCCGTGGACTTGCGTACCCATGGCTTCGGTGTGGTCGAGATGGCGTTCCACGCAAGCGCGGCTTACGTTGACCCAGTTGAAGATATTATGTACTTGGTGCTCGATGCTGACACTGAGCCTGATGACGCGCTATTACCTACCCCGTCGTCGGCACCAGTCTACGTCGACGGCCGCACAATCTACGCATTTGAAGGCAACACCTCAGAGTACATGACCTACCGGTGGCGCACTAAGCTATGGCTAGAGCCGTTCCCGACGTTTTACAACATGGCGCAAGTGCGGCGTGACCCGGATGCATCCGGCAACCTGATTGTTCGTTTTTACGGCGATGGCGCATTGCTCAACGAGATCGTGCTCATGAGTGATACTGAATTCACGCTCACGCCGCCGCAGCAAGCTTACGGGACGTTTGAGATGGAGCTCGTTGGAACCGATACGGTACGCGTGCTGCAAGCTGCGGATGACGTTACCGAGTTGAATTGATATGGCTCTCGGCTCACCGTCAATCACGACGCCCAACGCGCTTGATTTGCGCGTACTTCAGACCGCCATTCAAAACATTCGGCAACGCATTGAAGCTGCTGAGGCGGTTATCGGCACCACGTCGAGTACTGTCCGAGCCCAAGCGAATTCACAAAATTCTTCAGGTAGCTTTGGAGCACTTCTAGCACAGCTAACTACGCTCGCTCTGCGGGTTAGCGCGCTTGAAAATACGAATTCGACTGATATCGAGTCATTCCTCGCTGGCGAGACGATTACGCTCGGGCAAGGTGTCGTGCCGATCGATGCGCTATCGGTAGGCGCAGCTGACCCAAGCGACCCAACACGCATCCTGGGACTGCTCGGCGTGGCGATTAACGCAGCGTCAACGGGCGCGATGGTGCAAGTGCAGCGCCGCGGGGTTTATGCGCCACCGGGTGTCTCGGGCCTTCTCGTTGATCGTGCTGTCTACGTCGATGGCACGGGTATCACTCAAACACCCGGAAGCAACGACGCCACGGCGTTGCTGCTAGGCATCGCGGTATCGTCAACGCAGATCTACGTCGACCCTAGTGTGCCGGTAGTGCTGGCCACCGCTTTTGACTCGAATTTTCCTGACTCCTACACCGATTTTTTGCCAGCGGCGTACCGACTGGTTCGTGAACTCGGGTCACTCGAAGCGTTGATCGACGCATTGCCAGCAAACAGCGGTGTCGACCCGCACGCGCAAGTGCCCGTGACAATCGACGGCGTCGCGGTGCGCGTGAACGCTGCCGATATTGCTGCGCTTGCAAGCGGCGCGCTTCCGGTGATTGTTGACGGTGATCTTTTAGCGAATACGAGCGGCGGTACGGCGCAGCCTGTAGGAACTACGCTTTCAGATTATTTGGATTACGTGTTTGGTATTACAGATGGCGCGTTGTTATACCGTGCTTACGGCAGTTGGCTTACTTTACCGCCCGGGGCTTTAAGTTACGTGCTAACAAGTACGGGCAGTGATATAGATTGGGCACCTCCCCCTGGCGGTTCCCTTCCTTCCATTGCGGATGGTGATGTGTTAGCTAATATAAGCGGTAGCGTAATGCAGCCTATCGGGGTTGTATTTTCAGATTACTTGGATTACGTATTCGGAGTAAGTCACG